GCTTGCTTGCTTGCTTGCTTGCTTGCTTGCTTACTCCTCGGCCCTCGGTTTCACGTGAAACACCCCCAGCCAGTGCACCAGCACGACGAGGCAGGGGAGAAGCACGAGGTGACCACGCACCCACCCCCACCCGACCCGAGGATCCACGTGAAACCCATAAGGTTTCCCTAAGTCACGGATGAGGATGATAGGGGGGAGGGGGTGAGACCCCCCTATAATCTGTGCACATACCACCCCTCCAACATTTTTGTATGGGAGCATACATGTCACCTCAGCACCTTCCTCCCCGGCTCCTCCCCCAGGCCGGGCGCCTGGCCCTGGACACGGCGCTCGCTGCCGGCGCGGCGCTGCGCATCACCCGCTTCGCCACGACGGACGTCCTGGGCGGCTGGGTCCTGGCCGACCCGCTCAAGCGGTGGGCCGCCTCGCGGGACCCCCGCCTGCCTGATGGGTCCCCCTCGCCGTTCGGCTACGCGGCCCCCTCCCAGGCATGGCGCCACCGCCTCGTCAGCTCCCTGGACTGCCCGTACTGTGTGGGCACGCAGGCGACGCTAGCCATCGCCGCCGCCCTCCGGGCCCTACCGCCTCACACCACCGCCGGCCGCCTCGCCCGCACCGCCTGCGCTGCCCTGGCCGCCTCGTACGTGGTCGGCCACGTCTCCTATCGTCTTGACACCGCCCCCACAACCGCCCCCACAACCGCCCCCAAGGACACGAAGTGACTGCCTCCCCCATCGACCGCTACCGCTCCCGTGCCCTGGCCCGCCGGGGCACGATCATCCAGGCGCCGCCCACGCTTGCCTCGGCGCCCCAGCACCACGCCCCCACGCTCACGGCGGCCGCCTCCCGCCCCGCCCGACGCGCCCCCGCCCCCTCGCCAGCCTCCTCCGCACAGCGCACACCCCTGGCCCGCTCGTGGCAGGCGGAGGCGTGGGCGGCCTACGACGAGGTCGGTGAGGAGCGGTTCCTCGCCTCGACACTGTCGGGCCGCCTGTCCCAGGCCCGCCTGTACGTGCAGCACAAACCCTCCAGTGGCGAGCACTCCTCACTGCGGGACGACGAGACGGACGTCACCGACACCGCGCCTACGGCCATCTCCACCCTCGCCGAGGCGGTCCTGGCAGCCCTGGGCGCTAGCCAGCAGGACCTCGGTCAGATGCTGCAGCGCCTGGCCACGAACCTGTTCGTGGCGGGCGAGGGCTGGCTCGTGGGAGTTCCCGCCCACCTCGTCCCCTCCGTGGACCCCTCCGACCCCTCCGCCACAGCCCCCTCACCGGACCCGACCCTGTCGGACCTCGTGTGGAGGGTCCTGGCCGTCACGGAGGTCACGACTGTCGCGGCCCCCACCCCCACCGCCGCCGGCCGCGTGCGGCTGAACCTCGGCTCCGACGCACCGGCCCCGGTTGAGGTGTCGACCGACGAGATCTACCTGATTCGCATCTGGCGCCCGCACCCCGCCCGCTACTGGGAGGCCGACTCCCCCACCCGAGCCTGCCTGCCAATCCTGCGCGAGCTCATTGGCCTGACCCGGCACATCAGCGCCCAGATCGACTCCCGTCTCGCTGGCGCCGGCCTGCTGGTCGTGCCCTCCTCTGCCTCCGCGGCCCTCGCCTCTGACGCGGCGGACGCCTACTCCCAAGGCCAGCCGGACCCCTTCGTGTCAGCGCTCATGGAGTCGATGCTCAGGCCGATCGAGAACCGGGACGACGCGTCCGCGGTCGTGCCGCTCGTCGTGACCGTGCCGGACGAGGCCGCGGACAAGGTGAGCCACCTCACGTTCTCCTCCGCGCTGGACTCCGGGGCACGGGACCTGCGCGACGAGGCGATCCGCCGCCTCGCCCTCGCCCAGGACGCTCCCCCTGAGCTGCTCCTCGGGTCGGGCGCCATGAATCACTGGGGCGCCTGGCTAACGCGCGAGGACACGGTCACCACGCACATCGAGCCGGTCCTCGCCCTCATCTGCGAGGCACTGACCTCGCAGTACCTTCGCCCGGTCCTCCTGTCCGCGGGCCTCCACCCCGACACGGTGCGGACTCTGTCCGTCGGCTACGACGTATCCGCCCTCGTGGCCCGCCCGAACCGGTCCGAGGAGGCGCTGAACCTGCACAAGTCCGGCGCCATCTCGGACGAGGCGCTGCGCGAGGCCTCCGGCTTCGACGACTCCGACGAGAAGCCCCTCGAGGAGCGGGCCCTGATGAACGCCATCGCCCTGGCCACGAAGCAGCCGGCTCTGCTGACCTCGCCCGGCCTCGGACCGATCACCGAGGAGCTGCTCAAGGTCTACCGCGGCGACTACTCGGCCCCGGACCCCTCACTGACCCCCGCCGCGGGCGCTCAGGGCGGCTCGCTGCCGTCGTCCCCCTCGAACGGCGGGGCCCCCGGCCGCCCCGCCAACGATCAGTCTCCCGGGCGCTTGCCTTCTGACCAGGAGCCGGTATCCTCTGAGAACGGGGCTCACCCCGCGTCCCCGACCACACCACCTACAGGAGCATGAGCATGGCACCTCCACCGACCGCCGACGCGGCCAAGGCTTACAGCCGATCCAAGGCCTCCGACGCCTCACTGTCCACCCCCTCCACCTCTCCCCGAAACATCGTCCGCAACCCGGACATTCGCCTGACGGCGCACGGCCAGGACGTTGACGCGACCGCCCTCGTGGCCGTCGTTGACGTCCTGGTCGTCAAGGCCCTCGAGGCCGTCGGCAAGCGGATCGTCCGCCAGGACCGGGCCCGGTTCAACCAGCTCAAGGGCCGCCCGTTCCACGAGGCGCACGTCCTGTGGCCGACTGACATCATCACCGTCGGGAAGGCTACGAAGGGCGCCTGGGACGTCGTCCCCGCCCTCCTGGACAACCACGGCTGCCCGGGCGTTGACTCCGGGCGCGTCGTCACGCTGCTGGACGCCTACGTCTCGCAGCTGGCCACGCACGGCGCGCCCCACACCTTGGCCCGCCTCGTCAAGGGCCTGCGCTACGTACTCCCGGACAATGCACTCATCCGGACCCCGGCACTGAACCGGGCCTCTCTTGAGGAGATCAAGTGACACCTAGCACGTCACCCGCCGAGGATGATCTGCTGGCTCAGGGGCCGTCCTCTTGGACGGCCCCTGAGGCCATCTCAGCCTGGCGCGACGCCCTGGAGGACTCGTACTACGAGTCCGCACTCTCGGTCCTTAACCTGTTCCTCCGCGAGGTACGCACTCTCTCCGTTGAGGCCCTATCGGCCCCGGTTCTGTTGGCTGCGGGCTCCGACCTCCCGAACCCATTCGCATGGACGTCTGTGCGTCGAGCTTGGCAGCAGGCAATCCGGGACCTCGTGACAGACCCGCGCCGAGGCCGCCGGCTCCCTCAGTACGCGACCGTACAGCGGATCCTAGAAGAGTCCGGCCTGCCCGTAGCCGTCTACGACGACGTACGCGACCTGCTCAAGCGCTCCATCGCGGAAGGCTGGGGCGACCGGAAGACGAAGATCGAGCTCGGCCGACTGCTCCACACCAGCAAAGCCAAGGATGAGACCACGTCGGCCTACGCGGCCCGGCTGCGCTCCGCGGCCCGCACCGCGGCCACCGCCAACGCGGCCCACCGCATGGCCACCTCGGACCTGGCTAAGAAGCGCGGGGGCCTGCGCTGGATGACCGTGCACGACGCTCGGGTGCGGCCGTCGCACGTCGAGGCCGACGGTCAAATCCAGGAGCTCGGCCACCCGTACCACGTCGGCAAGTCCCTCCTCGCCTACCCCGGGGACCCTGCAGGTCCGCCGGAGGAGACGATCAACTGCCGATGCATCCTCATCCCGACCGACGCGCGGATGCGGCCGGACCAGCCTAGAATCAGGTTCGCATCCCGTTCATACATTGAAAGGACAGCCATGAGACTGAACATTGAGGAGACGGCGCGCCGTATCGGCGAATTCTCCGAGCTCCCGCCCGCCGAGGCTCCGGCAGGTGAGCCCGTAGCTGAGCCCGAGCCCGCTCCCGACGGGGCCTGGGCGGGTGTCATCGCCCGCGAAGGGGAGCAGACCGGTGACGGCCGCCTCATTGAGGACGGCGCCCTTCGCTGGGACGAGCTGCCCATCCCGCTGCGCGTCGCGTTCAAGGACGTAGGCGGGCACGACGGTGCCGAGGTGTGCGGCCGCATCGAGACCGTCGAGCGGCGTGACGGGGGCGACATCTACGCCACCGGCACCTTCGACCTCGGTTCAGCCGCCGGCATCGAGGCCTACCGCCAGGTCTCGGAGCAGATATCCAACGGTATCTCCATCGACACCGATGACGTGACATTCCGGATCATGGTTAGGGCTGACCTGGTAGCGGACGACGATGACGGTACCGACTCCCCCGAACCTGAGGCCGACGCTGAGGGTCGCGTCCAGGTGGCAGCCCTGTCCACCTCCGACGAGATCACCGTCATTGAGTCCGCTCGGCTGCGGGCGGCCACCCTCGTGGCTGTACCCGCCTTCGCCTCGGCCCGCATTTACGCCTCCGGGCCGGCTCCCGTCTCCGAGGAGCCCTCCCCGAGGGCCTCCGAGGACGTGGAGGCGGTGGACAGGCACCCGGGCCGCGACGCGCTGATAGCCGCCGCCATCCCGACTGCTCCTCCGGAGGCATGGTTCGAGGACCCCGGCCTGACCGGACCTACCGCCCTCGTGATCGAGGACGACGGCCGCGTCTACGGGCACATTGCCGCCTGGGGCACCTGCCACATCGGCCAGATCGGCAAGTGCGTGGAGCCTCCAACCAGCCCATCGAACTACGCCTACTTCCGCACCGGGGCTCTCCAGACCGCGGAGGGTACGTCCGTTGCTGTGGGGCATCTCACAATGGACACCGGCCACGCCGGTCCGAGGGACTCCGCCACGCAGGCGGCGGCCCACTACGACAACACCGGCTACGTGTTCGCCGACGTGGCGGCTGGCGAGGACGCCTACGGCATCTGGGTTGCGGGCTCCCTGCGCCCCGGAATCCCCGCCGAGCGAGTCCGCATCGCGCGCTCCGCGCCGATCTCGGGGGACTGGCGCACCATCCGAGGATCCCTGGAGTTGGTAGGAGCCCTGGCCGTCAACGTTCCAGGATTTCCGGTACCTCGGCCTCGAGGGCTCCTCGCCTCCGGTGAGGTGAAGTCCCTCCTCGCCTCAGGTGTCGTGGCTCACGACGACCGGTCCGCCCGCGCCTCGCACCCTTCGAACGGCCCGGCCGGCGAGAATGGTCTGTCCCTCGGCGACATCTCGTACCTGAAGCGCCTAGCCGAGACCGAGCGCCGTAAGGACCTGCAGCGGGCAACCGCCGCGGACAAGCTGCGGGCGCGTGTCGAGCGCGCCGGTACACTGGCGAAGGCGGCCGCGATGGCCCGCCGCCTCGGAACCATCTGACGGAAGGAACAGAAATCATGAGTTGCAATTGTGGGCGTACTACAACTCCCCCGGTAGGTGCCGAGCCCGTGCCTCTGGCTGACGGGACCCTCCCGGGCTCCGGCTCCAAGGACTCCAGCCCGATCACCCGCTTCTGACCTTGGCCCAACTCATAGCTATAGGCTATGCTTCTCGCGTTAGAGGTCTCATGGACTCCTGACGCTGGGTGGATCCGGCGAAGCCCCTCACCGTGTGCTCATGGCGGTGGGGGGTTTCGTCGTACCTGCCGGAGGACCGCTTATAAGGCCTTCGTCACTCATAGGTGTATCCTTTGGGCAGACGGCATGGCAGCAGGGCCTCGTGTTACCTAGAACACGGAGGACCCCTCAACATGCGCAAGCACTTCGACATCACCGTCTTCGCCGATCAGGGCGAGGACGCTCCGGTCGAGACCTTCGACCTGGAGATCCCCGAGAACCTGTCCGACCTGGCTGACGACGCCCTTGCAGAGATGCGCTCCCAGGCCGTTGACGCCTTCCAGACCCTGTACGCCAACGGCTCCTTCTCCGACGAGGACCTGAACACCCTCGGCACCCTGACCGACGGGATCGAGGTCCTGTCCGCCGAGATCAGCGCCCGCGAAGAGGCCGCCGCCGCCCGCAGCGCGAAGGCCGCCGAGCTCGCCGCCAAGATCGGTGCTGACAAGCCCGCCCCCAAGGACGGCGAGGAGGCCGAGGCCCCCGCCGAGAGCAAGGACGCCCCCTCCGAGAAGTCTGACGAGGAGCCCTCCGAGGGGAGGGCCCCCGCCCCCAAGGCTGACGAGGACGAGGCTGAGAAGAAGGCCAAGGCCGCCGCCGCTGAGACCGTCGAGGTCGAGGCCCCCGCCGAGCCTGAGGTCGTCACCGCCGCCGCTCCCCGCGGCCCCATCAAGCTGTCCGGCATCCGCCGGCACACCCCCGCACCTGCACCCACCACCATTGAGGAGACCATCGTGGAGGACACCTCCCGCGCCCGCCTGACCGTGGCGGACGTCCCCGGCTTCGCGGCCGACTCTGACGCTTCCTTCGAGGACCTGGCTGTCGCCCTCGACCGCCGCCTCCAGGGCTTCAACTCCGGCGCCTACGGTGCCGCCGCCCGCGCCGGGCGCGCGATGAGCGAGCGTCACAGCCTCGCCGTCGTGCGCAAGTCCTTCGACGAGCGCGCCACCGTCGGCTCCCCCGAGTCCGCTGACGCCGCGATGGCCTTCGCCGTCAACGAGAAGAACCTGCCCGGCGGCTCCCTCGTGGCTGCCGGTGGCTGGTGCGCCCCCTCCGAGACCGTCTACGACCTGCTCGAGGACGAGTCCCGCGACGGCCTGGTCTCCCTGCCTGAGATCAACGTGACCCGCGGTGGCATCAAGTTCACCAAGGGCCCCAAGTTCTCTGACCTGTACTCGGCCCCCTCCTTCAACTTCACCGAGGAGGAGGCGAAGGCGGGCAAGTACGCCCCGACCTCCGCCACCGACCTGACCAACAAGGCCGGCCCCAAGCCCGTCTACCAGGTGCCCTGCACCGACTTCGAGGAGGTCCGCCTCTCCGCGGCCGGTATGCACATCCAGGCTGGCCTGCTCCAGCAGCGCGGCTACCCCGAGCTCGTCGCCCGCACCATCCGCGGCGCCCTCGTTGCTCACGAGCACAAGATGAGCGAGCGCATCATCGCCGCCATGGAGGCCAAGTCCACCGCCGTCTCCATGGACGCCGGCCAGATCGGCGCCCTCGCCCCCGTGCTCACCGCCATCGAGCTGCAGGTCGAGCACTACCGCTACGCGCAGCGCCTGAGCCGCTCCACGACCCTCGAGGCGATCTTCCCCTACTGGGTCCGTGGCGCCATCCGCACCGACCTGTCCCGTCGCCAGGGCGTTGACCTCACCGACGTCCCCGACAGCCGCATCGACGCTTGGTTCAAGAGCCGCGGCGTCAACCCTCAGTTCGTGTACGACTGGCAGGCCATCACCGGCGAGGCCGGCTCGTTCAAGGCCTGGGGCACCTCGGTCAAGTTCCTGCTCTACTCGGCGGGTACCTTCGTCAAGGGCGGCCAGGACGTCATCACCCTGGACACCGTCTACGACTCGACCCTGCTCGGACAGAACGACTACACCGCACTGTTCACCGAGGAGGGCTACCTGGTCGCCAAGCGTGGCCACGACGCCCGCGTCGTGACCGTCCCGCTCAACCCGAACGGCGGCACCGGCACCGGCATCAAGCTCCTCGCCAACGGCACGGCTGACCCGGCCAAGTGATGACTCCGGGGCGGGCGGCGGCAAGTCCCCGCCCGCCCCGTGACCATCCCTAGCCATCACCGTCCAGCAAGGAGGACACATGCCGATCATCGCACCGAAGCAGCGGGTAGACGCCCCGGCTGCCTCGCCCCTGCCCGGCGGGCTCTTCTCCCAGTTCTCCCCCATCGAGGACACCTCGGTCCGGTGGGAGAACGGCGTCACTTGGGAGGACGTGGAGCGCGCTCAGCTCGGCGCCATCGGTCAGTGGCAGCGCCCTGGCGCGGTCCCCGGCCTGCCGAAGACGCTGACTGACCCGAAGGGCATCGCCCTCGAGTCGCAGCTGCCGCTCACCGTCTACGCCGCCTTCCGCACTACGCCCCTTGACCACTCCCCTGCCGAGGCGACTCAGGTCGCCGGAGCCCGGCTGCTGGCTCAGGAGGAGCACGCTGTCGAGCAGGCCCTGTGGACCGGAGCCCCGTCCCGGGGCCTTGGCCTGAACAAGGTCCGCTCCTACGCCGCCAAGGGCAGCGGGAAGCTCGACCTGAGTCAGGGGCTGGCCGTTCTGGAGCACTACGCCTCCCAGTACGGCTTCCAGCCCACTCTGCACATCCCACGCCGCCTGGCCAGCATCATGGCCAACGCCAAGTTGATCAAGGACGCTCGCGGCGGGGGTTTCGTCACCCGCCTCGGCACCCCAGTTGTTGTCGGCGCGGGCTACTCCGACGAGATGCAGATCGTAGCCACCGGCCCGATCGTCATCTACCGAGGCAGCGCCTTCACATCAACTAACGCCGACGGCGGCTTCAACAAGGATCAGAACGAGCTCACCGGCGTGGCCGAGCGTCAGTACGTTCTGGGCTTCAACAAGTGGGACGCGTTCCGGGTCACCGTGGACGCGGGCATCCCGCAGCTTGACTTGAAGGCGGCGGAAGAGTGATCTCCCGCAAGGCATCAATCTCCCTGGCCGTTCTCGCAGCGGCCTTGGTCTACACCATTACCCAAGTCACGTACGAAGGAGAGCGCTGAGCCATGGCCAGAACTCACTCATACACCCCCGTCCTGGGCAAGCGCATCCGCGTGACCCCTCTGGACACCTGCGGTCGTTTCGACAAGGCGCAGCACCATCCTGTGGCCACCTCCGGCTTCGTGTCGGTCAAGCTGGCCGCTGAGGTCGAGGATGGTACCGAGATCACCGTCCGCAAGGCCGACGGTTCGCTGTGCGTCAACGAGAAGCAGTCCAACACCTTCAAGTACTTCACCCTTGAGCTGGGGTTCTGTGGCGTGAACCCCTCGGTCCTGGACATCGTCACCAACGCGACGAAGTACCTCGACCACGCGGGCGACACTGCGGGCTTCAAGGTCGCCTACGGCAAGATTGAGAAGAAGTTCGCCCTCGAGCTGTGGACCGGCCTGTCTGGCCAGGCCTGCGCGGCCGGTGCTGAGGACGCTAGCGGCTACCTGCTGCTGCCCTTCATCACCGCTGGTACGGTTGGCGACATCGAGGTCACGGGTGAGGACGCCATCTCGTTCTCCATGACCGGCGCTGTCACCAAGTCCGGTAACGGTTGGGGCACTGGCCCCTACGACGTCGTCAAGAAGCCGAAGCAGGGCGGTAGCGGCTACGAGAACGCCAAGCTCCCGACCGCTCTCGACCCGCTCGACCACCTGCTGATGATCGACACCGCGCTGGCCCCGCCGCCGGACAGCGACCAGCCGGTCACCGTCCCGTGATGGTAGGCTGACGGCCACCTCACATCCTGCGGGCCCCTCCTCCCCCGCGCTGACAGCCCCTCAGACGCCCACAAGGATCTGGGGGGCTGTCTGTACCCGCACCCCACCTTCTAGGCCGTCTACGGGGCTCCTAGACACCTTCTAGACCCATCAGAGAGGCCTATAGGTATACTCCCTACAGCGGGCACCGCCTATGGCGGCGTAGCCATCCCGCACCGCACGCACTGTAGGAGAGGGCATGGATGTAGTAGAGCAGGGCTACGGCCCGGGAGACTGGCCGGTCTCCTACAGTGCGTGCGAGGACCTCAAGGAGTACCTCGACGAGGCCGGACGTCCTGAGCAGCAGGACACCTTCGAGGCCATGGCCACTCAGCTGCTGTGGGAGTGGACCGGGCGCCGCTTCGGCACCGACATCGTGTCCCTCCGCCCTGAGCCCCTGGCAGGTCACCAGCAGCCGACCTACCAGGGCACCCCGTACCTGCGCAGCACCTTCGCCCCGGTCCGGCTGGGTGGGGCCCTGCACAACGTCGTATGCGGCGTGTGCGGGCCTGTGTGCGTGTGCGCCCACGGCTGCAAGGCGATCGTGCTGCCCGGCAACGTCTACCGGGTCCACCAGGTCCGTATAGACGGTCGGGTGCTCCCCTCAGACGCCTACCGCGTGTACAACCGCTCCACCGTCGTCCTGACCGGCCGCACCGCCGCCCCCAACACCGCAGTTCCGGCGGTATTCCCCTCGATACAAGACCTTTCTCGGGACGTCACCGAGGAGGGCACTTGGGAGATCCGCTACTCCAAGGGCGTCCCGGTCCCCGAGGGTGGGCAGATCGCTGCCGGCGTCCTCGCCCTCGAGCTCGCCAAGGCTGCCTGCATGGATCGCGACTGTGCCCTACCTGCCCGCCTCCAGTCGGTCACCCGCCAGGGCGTGACCGTCCAAGTGCAGGACGAGTTCGACGACATGCTTGAGGGCCGCACCGGGATCTGGCTGGTCGACTCGTGGGTCGCATCGATCCGCAAGCCCCGCCAGGTCGCTAGGGCCTACAACCCTGACGACTACGTACGCAGGCAGCCCGCATCACCGTCGCGCTGGGGCTCGGTGATCTGGTGAGCCCCGCACCTCGACTCAACCGCTCCCGGCGCACCCGGGCTGAGGACTACGCCGCCCTGTCAGGCCGTGTCCCCTCCCCTACGCCGTCGGTTGTGCATACAACGGCCCTCGCCTTGCTCAGGGGCGGAGCTCAAGCCCTGTCCAACGCCGTCTCCAACGCCTACGTCGCTCCCGGTGCTGAGGTGGCATGGGACGAGTGCTGCGCCGGTCACCTGTACGTGCGTACGGTGTCCGTCACCCCGGTGTTCGGCCCTACGGCCATGGACGGTGACCACTGCTCGATCCGGTACTGGCTGGCCACCTTCGCTCTCGGAACGCTGCGCTGCGTCGAGGTCGTGGACGACCGTGGACGGGGCCCTCGCCCCTATGATCTGACGGCCGACGCCCAGACCCTCCACCAGGACATGGCGGACCTTGGCATGTTCCTTACGTCACAGACCAACGCCTCCGAGATGGAGTGGTCGGCTCAAGGCCCTGAGGGTGGCTGCGTGTCGGGCGAGTGGACCTTCTCGGTGAAGGTGAACTGCCCGTGACATACGTCCGAATCCGGCTCAAGGGCCCCATCCGCGCAGATAAAGTGGCGGACATCACTAAGAAGGCCGCCTTGAAGGCTACCAAGCGGACTCAGGGTCGCATCCAGCGCAACATCAAGGCTGCCGGGCGCGTCGACACCGGGCGCATGGTGAACTCCGTCACTATTCAGCGCGTGACCGGCGGGTCTCCGCTGTACCCCCGCTTCACCGTGGGTGCGCGTACACCGTACGCCGCCTACCAGGAGTACGGCACGAGGGCGCACGGGCCTGCCACGAAGCGGTTCATGGCCTTCAACCCGAAGGGCTCCCGCTCCACCGTCTTCGCGAAGTGGGTGCGCGGTGTCAAGGGAGCGCATTTCGTGCGGAATGCCGCCCGGCTTATCAGACCCGCTGACTTCCGCTAGACTTTTCCCATGGCTACTATCACGATCCCCGGCAAGTCCCGGAAGTTCATTGACGTCGAGCTGGTCGGTACCGAGTACAGGGTCCGCCCCCCGAAGGCCTCCGTGGCCGTCTTCCTCTCGCAGGCGCTGAAGGACGCCGGCGAGGACGCTGAGAAGCTCATTGAGGCTCTCGCCAAGTGGAACCGCGTCCTGTTCGGTAAGGAGGCGGGCTACGAGGTCACTCAGCGCCTGAAGAGCTCCACCGACGACCTCGACATTCCCGACATCGTCGAGCTCATCACCGCCGTCATGGAGGAGAGCGGCGGAAACCCTACTACGTGATCCAGAGGCTCCTGGTCTCTGCATACACCGAGTGGGACTACATCGACGGCTTCTGCCTCGGGCACGGAATCGACCTCGAGCGGCTCCCCCTAGATCGCTTCTGCCACGTCATGTGGTGGATCCTCACCCGCAACCAGCAGGAGGAGGGCGACTCGGAGAAGCTGAAGCAGGAGCTGTGGATGCCTCCCAAGGGCGTCGAGGTCACTGATCCTCGAAGCCCCTGGTACTCGGGTAACGAGTCCAGCGGCTTCGGAGCCCTTAAGTCATCCCTAGGGATGTGACACCTCCAATAACCAACGCCTATGCGGGCGGTATCATGGCCTCAGACAGTTGTCGGGCCGCGATGCCGCCCGCTTGACGTACGAGCGGGAGGGGACCCGTGGCAGACAAGATCGGCGAGGTCGTCGTAGAGGTAGGCGCCGACGCGCGGGACTTCCGCGGCGACGCTGAGAGAGGCATCGAGAAGAGCCTCAAGAAGATCGGCAAGCGCATCGAGCGCGCTGCCGACAAGTGGGCGCGCGACATGCGCGACTCCGTCAAGGACGCCCTCGACGGGCTAGTCCTGCAGGTCAACGCCCGCATCGACCCGAAGGACCTGCGCCGCATCGAGCGCGCCATCGGCCAGACCAAGGGCCAGGCCCACGCCGAGATCTCCAAGCGCGACATCGAGGACATCAAGCGCCAGCTGCGCCAGCTGGACTCACGGGCCCCTGTCAAGCCGGTCCTGGACGACAATGCGGTGGCGAAGCTCGGCCGCGAGCTCGACGAGATGAAGGCCCAGATCAAGGCCCGCATCGACCTGGACAAGCAGTCCCAGGCCAAGGCGATCAAGGACCTGAAGGGCCTCGATGCGGAGATCGACGCCAAGGTCGAGATCAGCGGCTCGGACGTCGCCGAGATCAAGGAGAAGATCGCCAACATCAAGAGCGATCTCAAGGTCAACGCGTCCCTGGAGAAGGCCGCCCAGAACAAGCTCCGCGCAGAGGTCGAGAAGATCGACGCCAAGCTCAAGGCCCAGCCTGAGCTCGACAACGCATCCGCCAAGAAGATCCGCGAGGAGATCAAGGCCCTCGGCGCCCGGATCGAGACCGACGCACACCTGTCCGAGGCGTCCAAGAAGAAGATCAAGCACGAGCTCAACAAGCTCGACGGTAAGGCCACCGTCAACGCCGACCTGGACGACGGTAAGGCCCGCTTCGACCTGGCGCGGCTCACCAAGAAGCCCTACTTCGTTGACATCCACGCTCGCCTGGCCAAGGCCAGCGTCGCCAAGGTTGCCGCTCAGCTGAAGGCCCTCGCCGGCGGCAACATCTTCGGCAACCTGAAGAACTCCCTGAGCGACCTGTTCACTAACCTGGACACGGTCGCCGTCAAGATGGCCTCGGTTGGCGTGGCGGCTGGGGGGCTGGTCTCCGTACTCGGCTCCGGCCTGGGCGTCGTCTCCGCCTTCGGGGTCGGGGTCGCGCACTCCCTGCCGGCTCTCCTCGCGCTGCCGGGCATCCTCGGAGCCGCGGGGGCCGGGATCGGCATCTTCGTTGCCGCCATGAAGGACGCGAAGGACGTCCTGGGCGACCTCGGCCCACGCTTCACGGCCCTCCAGAAGGACATCTCTCTCGGGTTCTGGGGCGAGGCGGCCGAGTCCGTCCGCTACTTCGCCACCAGCGCCTTGGACGCGCTCGGCCCCTCCATCAAGGCAGTCTCGGTCGAGATGGGATCGATGGCGGCCGCCGTCGCAGACGCCGCCACCGACCACATCCCCGGCTTCGCGGCCTCGCTGGAGTACCTGCGCCAGGCCCTCGACATCGGGGGCGACGGTGCGGGAGCCTTCACCGACGCCCTGCTCTCCCTCGGAGAGGTGGGTGCGAAGTACCTACCTTCCATCGCAGGGTGGGCCAACGGTGTCGCCTACAGCTTCCAGAACTGGGTGCAGGCGAAGATCGCCACCGGCGAGATGGACCAAGCCATCCAGGGCGCCGCGAAGACCTTCGGCACGCTGAAGAACATCGTCTTCGACCTAGGCGGAATCATCGGCGGCCTGTTCACCGCGATGGCTGCCGGGTCCGCTCCGATCGACTCCATCGCGTCTGCCCTCGATCGCGCCAACCAAGCCGTCAACGGGCCCCTGTGGCAAGGGACCTTGACATCTATCTTCTCGTCCATGGCGACGGCTGCGAGCTTCGCCTTCCAGGGGGTAGGCTCCCTGGGAGCCGCCTTCGTATCCCTCGCCCCGACGATCTCCACAATCCTGCCCCTCATCGGGCAGATCATCCAGACTGGGCTCAACGGCATCTCTCTGGCCCTCCAGGACCCCGCCTTCCAGGGCGGACTCGTGTCGTTCTTCCAGAACGTTCTGACTGCCGTCCAGGCTCTGGCCCCGGCCATGCCCGCCCTCGGGGCGGCCTTCGGCGCCATCGCGACGGTGGCCGGTCAGCTTCTGGCTGCTATCGCTCCGCTGCTGGCCACGCTGATGACCCAGCTCGCCCCGGTCATCACGCAGCTGGCCGGGCTGCTAGCCCCGATCATCGAGCAGCTGGCGGCCGCGCTCATGCCGGTCATCCAGGCCCTCGTGCCGATCATCTCCGAGCTGTTCGCAGTCCTCGGTCCGATCATCACAGAGCTGCTGGCGATGATCGTCCCGCTGCTGCAGCCGCTTCTCCAGGCCCTGACGGCTCTGCTGATCCCGGCCCTGCAGCTGGTCGGCACTGTCGTTCAGGCGCTCATGCCTATCTTCCAGGCTGTCTTCTCCGGGATCGCCGCCATCGCCCAGGCTCAGATGCAGATCCTCAAGGGGATCATCGACGTGGTCACTGGCCTCATCACTGGGGACTGGAGCAAGTGCTGGGAGGGCCTGAAGGGTATCTTCATGGGGTTCACGAACTTCATGATCGCCTCGTTCACGGCCTTCGGGCGCCTGATCGTCTCCATCGCCCAGGCGGCGTGGAACCTGCTCGGCAACATCATCATGGGGGTCGGCCGGGCCATCATCGGCACGGTGACCAGCTTCTGCTCCTCGGTCGTCAGCTTCCTCAGCAACGCCTGGAGCAGCGCCGTCAGCTTCACCTCGTCGATGTGGTCGTCCCTGGTCAGCACGATCAGGAACTGGATCAGCAACGCTGTCAACACCGTCCGCAACCTTCCGAACAGCATCAAGAACGTCTTCTCCGACGCGGGCTCCTGGCTCCTCAACGCAGGTAAGAAGATCATCCAGGGTCTGATCAACGGTATCTCCTCGATGATCGGATCTGTGAAGAGCAAGCTCTCCAGCCTGACCAGCATGCTCCCGTCCTGGAAGGGTCCCGAGCCAGTCGACAAGGTCCTCCTCAAGCCCGCAGGTCAGCTGATCATGCAGGGCTTCATCAAGGGTCTGGAGTCCCAGTACGGCGCCGTCCGAGGCTCCCTGCAGGGCCTCACCGACGATCTGACCAAGCCCGCCACCATCGGTCTCAACGCTACGGCCAACGTCAAGCCGATGCAGGGTGCTAGCGCCCGTGGTGGGAAGTTCAAGTCGTCCAACACCGCCGCCAACGGCATCGATAAGCAGAACCAATCAGGTGCTACCATCAACATCACCAACAACTATCCACAGGCGAAGCCGGACTCGAAGACCCGTGACGAGGTCGCAGAGGGGATCCGCCTGGCCGCACTGATCTGAGAGGTCACCCACCCATGGCCATTTACTCACTCGACGGCGTAGACCTGGACGACGAGAAGATGCGCTGGGTCCTCGCCTCGGAGACGACTCTGTCGACCCGAGGCGAGCCCTGGCGTATCTCGGTGGACATCCCGAATCGGTTCGGCTCGCTACCGATCCCTGCCCGGGTTCTGAAGCCCGCCACCGTCGTTCTGAAGTTCTCCGTGTTCTCCTGGGAGGACGGACGCGGCGGCAATCGCTGCAAGGGCGGCCTGAACCAGCTGGAGTTCAACCTGCGGGCCCTCCTCGGCCGCCTGACGGCCTTCGGACGCATGCAGCAGCTCGGCTACAAGCCTCAGGGGAACATCCTTAAGGTGGCCGACGTGCGGCTGTCCTCGTCCATCGAGCCGACAATCGACCCCGAGGCTGAGATCGCTCACCTCACCGCCACATTCGAGGTGACGTCGGGCCTGTGGCGCGACCCGCAGCCGACGGTTGTCAACCTCAACGACCTCGGAGCGCTGGCCGGTGGGAACATGCCGATCCCGGACCCGTGGCTGATGCTGTCCCCCTCAGGCTCCTCGTGCTCCCTCAAGGATCAAGTGTCCGGCACCACGTTCACGTTCAACGGCGCCCTCCAGGGGGCTGAGCGCCTTCTTGTGGACGTGGCGAACTACCGCGCCTGGAAGAACCCCTCGGCCGACTGGACCGTCGCCAACGGTGCCCGCCTGGCAGATGGGGAGATCTCGATGGGTCTGGACGGCTTCCGCCTGGACCCTGACGCTTCTGGCCGTATCCAGGTGCAGGCGTTCAACTGCTCTGGCTACATCCGCGCGAGGAGGTCCTACTGATGCCTCGCCGTGTGGAGTTTCCCCGCGGCATGGGGATGCGCTACGTCGCGTACGAGGAGGCGGGTCCCCGCATCGGCGTCCTCCCGGACGTGCTGGCGGGGACGTTCACGTGCCCCCGCCAGGAGACCCCGTCCCTGACCCTGTCGTACCCCAATGGCGGGCAGGGCGTGCGTGGTGACCTCCTCGACCGCATGGTCGAGGTGGCCGTCGAGCTCACCTACGACGGGACCAACTGGGTCGAGCCGCCCAACGCCCGATTCATGAATCTCTCGTCCTCATGGAACCTGGTCGAGGACGGTACCGAGCACCGCACCGCCCAGTTCATCCACGTCGGTCAGCGCCTTGAGGGCGCCCTCGTGTGGTCTGTGCCTGCCGTAGCGAAGGACAAGGACGGGAAGTACAAGTTCAACTCCCGCACCGCTGGCGTCATCCTAGGCACGATCTGGGACGCGGCCGTCAAGCGTGGCTGGGGCAAGGGCCTGTCCATGGACTTCAACACCACGCAGGACTCTGCGGGTCAGCCTTGGGCCTTCAAGACCTCGGTCGCGTTCGACCCGACCATCTCGCTGAAGTCGATCCTCGAGGCGCTCATGAACATGGGCATGATCGACTACAGGTGGCGTGGCCGCACTCTCCAGGTCTACAACGCCGACGCGGCCCTCAACCGAGAGAACCTCGGCGTCGTATGGCGCCTCAACGCGGGCACCACGTCGGCCCCGGAGAAGCTCGACTGGTCCAAGCTGTGCACCCACGTTCTCGTGAAGGGTGAGGGTGGCCGTCTGTGGACCTTCAAGAACGACGAGGCCCCAGCCGACCTCCCCCGCACCGAAAAGGTCGTGGAGGCTGGCGGCGTTGAGCTGGAGACCACGGCCCGGTCGGTGGCGAACCTGACCCTGAAGACCGGCGCCAGCGTGGCGCAGGAGGTCAAGCGCGAGTGGGAGGCTGACGACGTCCAGTGGCTGCCCTTCGAGGACTACAGCCTCGGGGACTGGGTCCAGGTCGACCGTAAGTACGGACTTGAGCGAATGCGCGTGACTCAGGTCTCAGTGTCGATCACTGAGAACGGCCGCTGCCAGGGCCACACCACCTTCGGTACGGTCCTGGACGACCTGCTGGCCCGCCTGGCCAAGAAGCAGAAGGGCGTCCTGGGCGCGGTCAACTCGGATGGGAAGAACCCCCGTCCCGAGGTTCCGAAGAGTAAGTACCGGCCTCTACCTCCTCAGGGACTGAACATCTCGTCCCAGGCGATCATCGGTCACAACGGGTGGCCGACGGCTGTCGCCTCACTCCACTGGCTCCCCGTCGAGACCGACACTCTCGGAGGGGCGGTGGACGTCACCGGGTACGACATCTCCTACCGGGAGATCCCGAACCTGATGGGCCCGATCTCATTCTCCAAGACCAATTCGGCCGAGCTGGGCGGCCTCGCCCCGGGCGAGCGTTACGCCTTTAAGGTCCGCGCCATGACGGCTGACGCCTTCGGTGCGTGGTCTGAGGAGATCACGGTCACGATGGCGACCGACGTAGAGCCGCCTCCGGTGCCGTCCACCCCTAAGCTGAGCCAGACCCTCGGGGTCCTAGGCATCTACTGGGACGGGAAGGGCGCCAACAACGAGAGCATGCCCGCGGACTTCGCAGGCGTCGAGGTATCCGTCCACCCTCCGGGCGGGACCCCGCTGAAGTTCACTGAGCTCCCCTACCCGATGCAGCGGACCAACATCGCAGGCCTCGAGATCAAGGAGTACGAGGTCAAGTTCCGCGCCTACGACCGCTCGAAGAACTTCTCTGAGTGGTCGAAGGGTGCCCGCATCACTCTCGAGCAGAACATCGACGCGGACGCGATCGCGAAGCAGGTTGAGGAGAAGCTGAAGAACTCCGACGCCATGCAGCGCGCCGCCCGCGAGGGGACGCTCAAGGAGATGAAGCACCTCACCGAGGCCATGACTCAGGTGGCCACCTCACTAGTCGACGCCGGACCGGTACCTCCAGACGCCGGTAAAATTGGCGCCAGCACGTGGATCTCCCCAGATGGGCGCGTGTTCGTTCTCAGAGCAGAAGGTGACAGATAACCATGCAGCCTTACGTAGCCACGAAGCAGTGGAGAGACGGGTTCGGCGCCGGGGAGACCCGCATCACCGCAGCCGACCTCACCCGTATCGAGACCGGCATCTCCGCGGCCACACAGGGGGTCACGAACGTCGAGAACCGGATCCTTCAGGAGAGGAACCTGACCAAGGCTGACGTGGCTAAGGCCACTACGGAGATGGCCGCCGCCGTGGCGGCTCTGATCCCGATTGGCTCCATCCTCCCGTTCGTCGGCGGTCAGGCGCCGTCGGGGTTCGCCCTGTGCAACGGGCAGACTCTGGACCGCACCCAGTTCGCTGAGCTGTTCCGCCTGATCGGCACCAAGTACGGGACCACCAACTCCAGCAACTTCAGGGTTCCGGACCTGTCTGGACGGTTCCTGGTCGGTATCGGTACCGGATACTCCCTCGGAGACACCGGAGGATCGCAGACCGTCGCTCTGACCGCCGCGCAGATGCCGATCCACAGCCACGACGTCACAGGCAAGGCCGATCAGGCCGGGCGGGCCGGCGTCGGCATGTACGCATCTAACGTCGGAGGAGGCTCCGGCTGGCAGGTCCTGTCCACGACGGAGAGCGGCTCCCTCTCAGGACTGACCACCACCTCCGCAGGTAGCGGCCAGGCTCACGAGAACCGGCCCCCGTACTTCGCCCTGGAGTACATCATCCGCACCGGGAACCCGGCTGGCCGGATCTGAGCCTCGCCTCGCCCCACGACGACCTGACCTCGACCTAGGAGACACCCTTGCCAGGACCCGTTAACCCAGCAGCAGCGGACCAGAACGCCCGGGGTGGCCAGTATGTGACCACCCCAGGCTTCGCCTCGCCCGGGCACTCGACTCCCACCAACACCCGCACCGCCCCGAGCTCCACCGTCGTCTACTCCCCGAAGGGGTGGCGCTGGGAGGAAGCAGGTGACGACTATCAGAAGTCCGTCTCCAGGCTGACCGCGGCCGCTATCGAGGGGGCTGTGCGCCGCATGCGTACCTCCTTCGGTCAGGTGTTCTACATCAAGGGCACGGCCGACGATCGGCCCCCCTTCGACGGGGAGACCTTCGGAGACACCTGCCGTGTCCAGGACGCCGTCACTCTCGACATCGTCGCGGAGTGGCGCTGGGACGGTGCGACCTGGGAGCGTATGCGCGTCACCAGCGAGCAGATCAGTAACCTGGATGTGGGCCGCCTTACCGCGGGCTCAGCCAACATCTCAGAGATCGCCGCCCGCAAGATCGCATCCGACGTCGGCCGGTTCCTTGAGCTGACCACCGATCAGCTGACTGTGACCGGCAATGCGTCCTTCGTGAACGCTACCGCCCAGCACATCTGGACCAGGATCATCACGTCCTCCGAGGGTGAGTTCGAAAAGATACGGGCGGGAATGCTCGCAGCCAACGCGGTCACCGCCGACAATATCCAGGCCGGCGCCATCGATGGCCAGGTCATCACTGGGGCCACTCTGCAAACGTCCCGCACCCCTAACCGGGGCCTACACATCAATTCCGAGGGCCTGGAGGTCTTTGACGCATACGGTACCCGTACGATGCGCATCAGCGCCCACACGGGGTCCATCCAGATCGCCGGGCGTCTGGGGCGCGAGGACACCTGGTCGGAGACGTTCTTCAACGACATCACCTGGGCCAAGAACGGCAGTGACTACTTAGATGGCTGGAGAGCGGGCGTCGGCCTGGCCTTCGGTTCCAAGAGAGACTCTTCCTGGAGAGAGGGCGCTATCTTCCTGGTGGCCGACCCTGACGGCGTCCCTGGCGTGCGTATTCAGTCACCTTGGAAGGCTGCAGCCTCCCGAGGCTACCCCTCGAATATGCATGTGTCCCCCGATGAAGTGAAGATCAGCGTGTACGGCGTCGGCTACGACGACTCGAGCTACGCCTACATGTCTATGAAGCGGGACTTCTGCGGAATCTTTGTCGACGGGGCAGACATCTCGATTGCCCGTGGTAACACGGCCTTCATCCAGGGAGGGAAGACCGTATGCGGGGTACACAACAACAAGGCATACCTGTATACGAGTCACGTGTCGACTAATGGCTTCTACTCCGGCCCGGACGGGACGGCCATGAGGTTTGCCAATAGCAGCTACTGGGTCGATAACACTGGGACCCATATGTCGGGGACCAAGAAGTTCACCATGCGTGTGCCTGAGATGACGAAGGCTCGCGGGGGCATGTGGCTGAGCCACTGCTGCACCGAGAGCCCCTACGACGGGATCGAGTACTGGGAGAACGTCGAGGTCGGCGCTGACGGTACTGCCCGCTGGGAGCTACCCGCCTACGTCCCCAAAATCGCCTCGGCCAAGGCTCCGTGGGTTGTCTTCACCGGGGCTGAGGGCTCGTCAGCTTCTCTCGACAAGTCCAACCCGTCTCTGTGGGTCGTCAACGTCAAGGGGGCTCCGGGCACCACCGTACCCGTCCTCGTCAAGGGTGCCCGCATGATTGACGTGGACGTAGACGAGGAGGGGGAGCCAATCATGCGTGACTACGCTCGGGAGGCGATGTGGGAGCTGCCTCCCCCCCACCCGACCGAGGAGGACCGCGCTCAGGACGCTCCAGGAGCCGAGGACCTCCAGGAGACCCACCTAGGCGGGAGTTACTATGGACCCGCACCACTCCAGAAGGAGAACCAATGAGTGAGACATCCAAGCCCGTCCAGGTAGACGCTGCCCAGGTAGTGGACGCCTTGACGTTCGAGATCGCCGCCCTGACCCGCAGGGCGGTCATCGCCGAGCAGCGCGTTGCTGCTCTTGAGGCCGAGCTGGCCGGTAAGGAGAAGAAGTGAGCGTAGGTACCGTAACGGCGGGGCAGGCCCGCTACCTGGCTGACGTGGCCAACATTGGCTACAGCCAGCCAGAGCGCCGCACGTGGTTCGCGAACGCCGACGAGCTCGGCTACGTGACCACGGCGCAGAACGCGGACTGCTCGTCCCTGGCCGCGGGATGCGTGGCCTACGGCCTGCACGTCGCCTACGGCGTGCCGTGGGGCCACCGCGCCCTGCCGGAGATCGACGACTTGTGGACCGGGAATCTCCGCGGAGGCCTTGAGGCTCGCGGCTTCGACGAGGTCCCGTGGAACGACTCTGACCTGCGCCCCGCTGGAGGCTTCCAGGACGGGGACATCATCCTCTCGGCCGCGAACGAGGGTGGCGTGGGCCACGTCGTGGTAGTCACGGACGCCGCCAACGACCTCGTCTCGGAGGCGTGGATCGCGGAGGACGGCTCCATCGACGGCTACGCCGGAGACACTACTGGTCAGGAGACCCGTACGGTCGCCTACGCCAGCCACCCTCACACGCAGGGCGGGCGGTGGACCTCGTGCCACCGGTTCAACGACGCCAAGTTCATGCAGCAGTTCCCGGAGTTCGCGCACGCGGCCCCCGCAGCTGCGCAGGCCTCGACTCCAGCGCCTCCGCCGGAGCAGCCTGCCGCGGCTCCTGCCAACAACTTCATGCCGTGGGGCATTGACGTCTCCTCGCACCAGAGTGGGGCGGACCTGACACTTGTCCCGGCACACTTCGTCATCGTCAAGGCGACCGAGGATGACGGCTACGTCAACCCCTACATGAACACGCAGGCCCAGCAGGCACTCCAGAGCGGCAAGCGACTCGGGTTCTACCACTTCGCCCGCCCGACGTCCTCCATGGACGCTCAGGTCGAGGCGTTCGTGCAGGCCGTCTCCCCCTACCTCGGCCAGGCGACGCTGTGGCTCGATTGGGAGGCGAACGCCGTCCCCCTCGGTTCTGGGTGGGCGAACGCCTGGCTTCAGGCCGTCGAGTCGAGGACAGGCGCCAAGCCTGGCATCTACATGAACGGATCCGCTGCTGCAGGCTACGACTGGTCTCAGGTGGCTTCCCGCTACCCCCTCTGGTACGCAGGCGGTCAGTGGTACTCGGACCGGTACGACGGCTACGGGGACCCTCAGCGCCCGACCGACGTGCCCTACTGGGGTGCACCGCTCATTCACCAGTACACCGAGTACGGATACCTGCCGGGCTATGGGGGCCACCTGGACCTGAACCGGTTCCACGCGACCGCAGTGGACTGGGACTCGCTGGCATCCACCTCGGCCTCGGGCAATCAGGCTCTGGACGGCTATGGTGTGATCCAGGTCAACGGCATCTGGGACCCGCCGACTGCCCGCCGCTTCCGTCGGGTCATGAACGCATGGGACTACCCAGAGCCCTTCGCTGTCGCGAACCTGGCCCGCTACCTGAACGACGCCGTCGGTGCTGACCTCATCAAGGCCTACACCGGCAAGACCGAGCTCCCGGCTGATGGCCAGTGGACCTCGGATCTGTACCGTGTCTTCCAGCTGTGGGCGTGGAACTGGGTTCCAGGCATGCCCGAGTCGGACGTCTGGCGCCGCTTCGCTCCGGACTGGACGGCCGAGCAGTTCATCGACGGTCAGTGGGGGCGCGCCACCTGCGCGGTCCTCCAGGAGGCCCTGAACCGCTCGTGGGCGGACACCGGTCGGTTCATGTACGAGCCGAAGACCTCCTGACCCGTCGGGCGGTAGGTTAAGCCTTCACTACTCATAGGGATACACTAAGGGCGGGGCCAGCAGGCCCCGCCCTTACCTATGGAAGGAAGCAGATGCTCTTCATCTACACCGAGCGCAACGGTTCTCGCGAGTACGCGGTCCTTCGGGACGGCTGCCAGACCCAGGAGGTCGAGGGGATCATTGCGGAGGCCTACAAGCAGGCCCTCGGAGCCCCGAAGTTCCTGTGGCCTGACTTCTACGACCGCCTCACCTACGACGCCAACGACGCTCGTGAGGCTGCTGGCACCGACGCGGCCAACGCGACGATGCAGCAGCTGGAGCGAGCCTTCAGCCAGCCTGAGGGTTCCCCCGTGTTCAGGGGTTTCCGTGACGCCTTCCGCAAGTTCCTGAAGGGGGCCAAGTGATGTACACCTCGAAGTCGTTCTGGTCCGGTCTGCTGGAGCGGGCCATCTCCACCTTCGCTCAGTCCCTGCTGGGGGCCCTCGTTGTCGGCTCCTCGGTTGTCGACATCGACTGGAAGACCGCGCTCGGTATCGCCGGCACGGCCGCCCTCGCTGCGGTCCTGAAGGCCTTCGCCGCTCCGGCGGAGACCGACCGCGCTGTTCCCACCGACACCCCTTCCACGCCCGGCTACACGCCGCGCCACGCGGGCTGAGGTGACTGACTAGTGCTTCCAGCGGGGCCGGACACGTCCCCTTTCATCGCAGTGCTGACTTCGCCCGATGTGATCGCGGCGGGGACGGCCCTGCTGGTCGCGCTCATCACCTGGCTACGGATCACCCTGAGCAAGTCACAGCAACGCCTAGAGGAGCGGATGACTCGGATGAGTGCTCACGTCGTGCGGGCGGCTAACGCTGCCGAGTCGGCCTCGGAGGGCGTCCACAACAACCACACCGAGAACCTGCGTGACGACCTGGACGGCAAGTTTTCCCTCGTTCTCGACGGTCTGCAGCGCCTGACCCAGTCCGTCGATGAGCTGCGCGCCTCGGACCGAGAGCACGACGCCCGCATGGCCCGCATCGAGACCCAGGTCGAGGGCGTCCGCAATGACGCCCGCACTGACAGGTCCCACCTATACGCGGAGGTCCAGTCATTGCACTCTCGTATTGATAGAGTGAAGACTGAGACGACGCCGTTACGCCAGGAGCCCTGATGTCCCAGACCGCTACCGTCACAGGACGGGTCACCGGCCCCGACGGCCTCGGCCGTATGGGGAGGATTCGTTTCACCCCAACGGCTCTCGGAGCCCCTCTCCCCGCTCGAGAGATCGTTGCCGGACGTGTATCTGCCAGGATCGACCCTGATGGACGTCTGGTAACGCCGACGGGCGGGGACCTGACCCTCAAGCCCGGAAACTATGAGATAGATCTCACCATCCCAGGGGACTTGGGCGCGCACGTTCGGACAACTCGCTACCTCTCGGACGGTCAGACCCTCGACTTGTCTGACCTCCTAGACGCGCTGCCGCCGTCTCCGCCTCCCCCGCCGCCATCTCCACAGCCTCGGCCTGATCCGGGGCCGCCTCAGCCGCAACCCCAGCCTGACCCTCCAGCGCCCCGTAGGGATGTCCGCAGTGTGGACGGGGCAACTACACTAGAGGCTATCAATGGGTCTGAAGTCATAGACCTAGGCAATGGAGTACTCACCTGGAGGTAGCGCCACTATGGCCGACCTGACCTGGTACAGCCGCGAAGGGGCTGACAGTCGATTCCTTACCAAGCAGGCGGCCCAGGGGCTAGCCACTGAGAGTGCGCGGGCTGCGGGCGACGCTGCCCTCGGTCAGCGCATCGACGCCGTCTCGGCTACCGCCGGGGCGGCGCTTCCGCGCACCGAGGCTGCTGCTACCTACGCCACGAAGGAGGCCCTCGCCCAGGCGCAGCTCGGTGGGGGAGGGCAGGCGCCGGACCTGTCTGCCTACGCCACCCGGGGCGAGATGCAGTCTGCCGACACGCAGATCAACAGCCGCATCGACTCCCTGTCGTCCACTGTCTCCGCAGTCTCCTCGAAGGTGGACGCGGCGCCCACGGCCGACTCTGTCGCCCAGACTGCCCGGACCGAGGCCGCCTCGGCTGCCAGCGCAGCCGTCACGCCAGTCAAGGCCGCCCTGGAGGGGCGCATCGCTCCTCTGGAGGAAGCCCTCCCCAAGGCCGCCACGAAGACAGAGCTGGCCGCCTACCAGACCGCCGAGGCCGCCCAGACCGCCGCCTCCCAGGCTGCATCTCAGGTAGCTGAGACCTACGCCACTAAGGCCTCCCTGGCCGACTACCTGCCCAAGACCGAGGCCGCGGGCGTCTACGCCACCAAGAGTGACCTGGCTAACGCGCAGCTCGGCGGTAAGGGCGAGGCCCCGGACCTCTCGCACCTGGCCACGAAGGCTGAGATGACCTCCGCCGACACTGCCCTCGGTCAGCGGATCGACGCGGTCAAGGCCGTCGCTGATGCCGCGGCCCCGCAGAGCGCCCTCTCGGCCTACGTCACATCCGCTGACGCGCAGACCACCTACGAGACGAAGGCTGACGCCGCTCAGTCCAAGCAGGATATCTCCGGCCGCGTCGACTCCCTGTCGACTGCCGTCTCCGGCGCCGCTACGAAGAGCGCGCTCTCCTCGTACCTCACCACCGCCTCGGCCCAGGCCACCTACGCCACGAAGAGTGAGGTGGACGCTGCCAAGCCGGATCTGACTCCCTACGCCACCAAGTCGTCCCTGTCGGACTACCTGCCGAAGGCGGACGCGGAGACCACCTACGCGAAGGCCTCCGACTTCCGCCAGCACGTCGCTAACGCTGATGGAAAGTTCGTCACCCGTAGCGAGCTCACAGAAACCTACTCAACGAAGCAGGAGCTGCGCACCTACGCGGCCTCTGCCAACTCGGCCTTCGCTCCAGCCTCCCTCACGGGTGAGGTGGCCGCCGTCAAGGAGACCGCGGACGCGGCCCTGCCTAAGGACGTGGCCGCCACCACTTACGCAACCAAGGACGAGCTGACGAAGGCTCAGCTCGCCGGCGACGGGAAGATCCCGGACCTGTCCGGCTACGTCAAGACCGCTCAGCTCGGCGACTACGCTCGCAAGACGGATCTGGACTCGTACGCCAAGACCACCGCCCTCTCGGCCGTCGCCACGAAGGCGGACGCGGCGCTGCCCAAGACGGAGGCCGCTGCTACCTATGCCACCATCGAGTCCGTCACGGGGGCGAAGCGCGTCGCTGACGCCGCCCTCCCGAAGATCGAGGCCGCCGCTACCTACACCACGAAGACAGACTTCGAGGCGTTCAAGAAGAGCCCTGGCGCCAAAGGCCCCGACGGTGAGAGGGGGCCTCGCGGCGAAAAGGGCCCGGACGGTAACCCCGGCCCGCAGGGCCCCGAGGGTCCTCGAGGAGCTACTGGCCTTCAGGGCCCCGTCGGCCTTCAGGGCCCCGTAGGACCTGCCGGTCCGGCTGGACCTGAAGGTCCGAAGGGGCAGCCCGGGCCTGCCGGTCCTGCGGGTCCGAAGGGGCCTGCTGGAGACCCAGGAGAGCTCACCGGCTACGCCAAGAAGGAGGAGCTGGACGCGCTTGAGGGGCAGCTCGACGCCCTGATCGCGGAGCAATCCCCCTTCAAGGCGGGGGCCCGCTACTCCAGCCCGGTCACCTACTACTGGCCGGACTACTACAACGAGAGGCAGGGCACGTCGAAGTGGGCGAAGGCCCTCAAGGCGGGATCCACTCTCGGCATCGTCATCCTTAACAAGGACAGCGGCAACTGGGACGAGAAGAACGAGGACTTCGGCAAGCAGGCCCGCCTCGCTCTCGGTGCTGGTGCGAAGCGTGCTGTCTTCTACGTGAAGACCCAGTACGGCGTTGCCTCCCTGCCCCCGCAGGCGGAGGCCAGGCGTGGCGTGCCGAACCCGGACAAGTACACCAAGGAGTACATCCTTGGCCAGATCGCCGAGTTCGTTGAGCAGTACGGCGACGTGGTCGGCGGCGTGTTCCTGGACGAGACCATCAACGGCTGGGGCGCTCAGTCGAGCCGTGTTGCTTGGTACAAGGACCTGATCGACACGATCCGCTCCACGTACGGCAAGGGCTTCCTCATCGTGGTCAACGCCGGGTCGAACATGTCGCAGCAGGTCTGTGCCCTCGACTTCGACGTGGCGATGATGTTCGAGCAGGACGCGAAGAAGTTCCTCAACGAGGACGCCGGTACCCCGATCCTGCCGGATCACATGAAGGCGTACCCCTCCAGCCGCTGGTGGGCTGTCGTGCATGGTGTGACGAAGGACAACTACCGGCAGGTCTTCGAGAAGATGGACACGCTGCCCATCGGTCACGCCTACATTACCGACGGTGTCCTGGTCGAGGACCCGAACCGCGGCGGCCAGTGGCAGCCGGTGGGTAACCCCTACGAGAACCCGCCGTCGGAGCAGCTGATCCGCCTCACCTCGGCCTGGATCCGGGGAACCCTTGACCTCCAGCTCACGATCGAGGACCTGAAGGCCCAGATCGAGGAGCTCAAGAAGGGCGGCGCCGGGGCGGCGAAGAATCCGTTCCTCGTCCTCGGTCCCAATGACCCCATCCCGGCAGGGACAGCCAATGACACCGTCATCATTCGTAGGGAAGGCTAATAAGTGCCAGAGATTGAGCTCTACAAGGACTACGGTCAGCCGACCGTCGAGGCATTCGGGCTGCACTGGGTGGTGCGTACTGACGCATGGCACCCAGGCGGCCCGGCCGCGAACCAGAAGTGGAACCCGGCTGCCCTGACCAAGCTCGGAGACGGCTCGGTGACGATCTCCACGTCGGTCATCGGCGGCGAGCCGTACTCGGCTGAGATCGTCTCGGCCGAGTCCCTCGGGTATGGGACCTTCGAGGCGTCCTATGAGATCGTCGCCCCCACCAAGATGCGCGACCTCCACAAGAACGTCGTGTGGGGCATCTTCCCCTTCGACTGGGAGGACCCGAACCCCGGCTACCAGGAGATCGACATCGTCGAGGACTCGTACTGGTCGGGCTACACCGACATGGTGGGGAAGTACACCTACTACCCCGGTGACGAGAACAGCGGCATCCACCTCAACGACCGCGTGTGGACGCGCTCCGGTAAAGGCGCGACCGTCCGCATGACGTGGATGCCGGGCACGATCCGCTGGGAGACCTGGGAGAGCCACCTCACAGAGGAGCGGGCCCGCAACACCCCGGTGAACGAGGGCGGCTACTACTCGGGAACCCTCACCCAGGCGGTGCCTGTCCCGCGCTCGCAGCGTGTCCACATCAACCTGTGGGCCTTCAAGGGTAAGGGCGGCTGGGAGACGATGCCTCCCACGACCATGCACCTGAAGACGTTCAAGTTCACCCCCTGGGAAGGCTCCTACGGCGTCCAGATGGGCGAGAACGGCTACGGCCGAGTATCCACCGTCAAGGACGGCAAGGAGGGCGCCGTCACCGCCTCGGTCGTGACTCCCACCTCGGACCCGCTCCCCCAGAACCTGCCGGCCGCGCTGAAGTCCGGCGACGGCGTCTACGACGCCTGGACCCAGCTGGGGGATGGATCCATCCTCATGCGCAACGTCCAGGACAACGGTGACGGCTCCGTCACCATCAAGCACATGCACCCTATCCCCGGACAGTCCGGGCTCTACTCACGAGAGGTACGTATCTGATGGCAGCCGTCACAGCAGAGGTTCGCGTCTACAGCGCCGAGTACTGCGACAAGACCTACGCAAAGAAGGGCGAGGCCCCCGGCGGAGGCGAGGGTGGCGGCACCCCGTCCAACCTCCTCGTGCTCGGCCCCGACGACCCAGTCCCCGCCGGTACGAAGGTCGGCACCATCATCGTCCGTAGGAGCCGCTGATGGCCTCCATCTACCCATGGCCAGAACACTGGTGGACCAACACCGGCCGCTTCGCCGGGCAGAACCTCACGGTCCAGGCTGGCTCCATCTTCGTCCCCTGGGCGAGCGAGGCGAAGCCGATCGCGTCCGGGCGCTGGAGGATCATCTTCCGGTACTCGGCCGGCGCCGCCTCGACCGTAGACATCAAGCACAACCCCTTCTCGAAGGCTGACGAGAACGCTCAGGTCGGTCAGCACGACTTTGGGGAGATCACCCTGTCTCCGGGCGTCAACGTCACGCAGGAGGTGACGCTGGAGCTCAAGGACCGGTCCCAGCCTCTGTGGACCCCGCAGTTCCAGCTGAAGCCGGGCCAGCCGAGCGTCACCTTCCACAACATCTCGGTCGAAGAGGCTCCCGCGGCACCTCCGCCCCCTCCGCAGGGCGACAACCCCTACGACAAGCAGTACGTGCGGGCCTGGGCCCATGCTGAGGGCACTGCAGGCACTCTGCAGCCGATCTCGGCCACGTCCGAGGCTGGCGACATCGCCGTCCTGGCGTACTCGTCCCAGTGGGGTAACACGCAGGCGAAGGCCCCCGCGGGCTGGTCCCCGATCACCGCCATCTCGGGCCTCGGAGGCCGGTCCGGCTACGTGGCTGTGCGCAACGTATCTTCCCCGTCGGACACTCAGAACGTCGTCCTGTCGGGCGCGTTCCGGGGAGGGGCCCGTGAGAACGCCCTCCTCGTCGTCCTCAAGGGTGTGCGCTCGGTCACCAACACTGGGTGGACGACCGCCAAGCCTCAGGCTGGGAAGCTGAACCTGACCTTCTCCCAGCAGCACGGCCGAAACGTCGACCCACTGGTCGACTGGCGTCCTGAGCACTCGAAGATGATCTCTGGCGGGCACGACGCCAACGCGTCCTGGTCCGCCCTCCTCGGCGCCGTCACCGTCGGTGGCGGTCAGGACGGCCCTCAGGCCTGGGCTCAGGTGTTCCTCACGGTGGGCGGTGGCGGCGGTGGAGCTGCCCCCGGACCTAGCGCTGACCCCACTCTCCCGACACCCCCTAACCCTGAGATCCAGGGTCTCGGCTCGACGACCGTCTCCGTGGTCGTGAACGACCGCCTGGAGGAGGTGCCAGCCACGATGCGGTCACTCCCCGCGGGCTACGCCTCGATCGACGCGATGATGTCGACTCCGGGCTTCGTGGTCGCTCACCGCGGAGGCTCTGGCTCGTGGCCGGAGGCCTCGATGCGGGCCTACACCAACGCCGTCGCTCACGGTGCTGGGGCTCTGGAGGTCTCCTGCCACCGCACGAAGGACGGCATCTGGGTTCTGACTCACGACGAGAACCTGCAGCGTGTGGACCCCTCGGCCCCTAACACGCCGTTGTCTCAGATGACATGGGAGCAGGTCAAGCAGTACACCACGAAGGGCGAGCCGATCCTGCGGGTCGAGGACTACCTCGACGCGTACGGATCCTCGCACGTGACTGTGCTTGACCCGAAGCTCTCGGCCGCGCAGTGGTCCGAGCTGGCTCTGCTGCTCCCCTCTGACGCGAAGGGCCGGGTCATCTGGAAGATGTCGGCCGACGCCACGTGGCTGTCGGACCAGTGGAGGGCCGCGGGCTGGAAGTGCTGGGGCTATATGTACGAGCAGCACGTCACTGGCGGCCAGGGCCGCGAGTGGGCCTCTCACTGGGACTACATTGGCATCCCCTATGAGGCGTCTGCCACTAACTGGGGCATCGCTAAGACCTTCGGGAAGCCAGTGTGGGGCCACATCTGCCCCACGAAGGACGACTACACTCAGGCCCTCCAGAAGGGCGCGGTCGGCTGCATGGTCTCCGGCATCCAGCAGGTCCTACCAGCTCTGACGGTCTGAGAGACGAAGAACCCCCTCATCCACGTCGGATGAGGGGGTTCTCTACGCCGTCGAGCCGCGTCAGGACCAGAGACGCCAGTTCTGGGCGTTCCCTCCTCGGGCCTCGAAGGTGAGGATGGCGGGCTTGGTCGAGTCGCCGGAGACGTTCGTCCACCAATCACTGCCTCGGTCGGCCGATGGGCAAGAGACCACCCACCGGGCGTCTCCGACCTGGCGGACCGCGAAGTTGTGCCAGTGACCATGGACGAGGATCCGGGCGTCGTGCAGGCCGCTGCGGTGCCCGAAGGCCAGATCCCGGAACCATCCCGGCACCTTGGTCTGGGAGCCGGCCAGGTGGCCGTGCGTGAACCCGATGTGGGTGCCGTCGGCGGCCTCGACGGTGACGGCTTCCTCCCACTTCTCGGGCCGGTGGAAGGTGACGTGCTCGAAGCCCTCGCGATCGGCCACGATGTCCTCGATGTTCTTCGAGATCATGATGCCGAAGTCGTCATCGGGGGCGTTGGCTCGGCTGTTCTTACCCATCCCGGTCCGCACAGCGCAGTGGTTGGACGGGACGGCCACGTAGACAAGTGAGTCGCACAGCGGGGCGAAGAGCTTGACAGCCTCGGCGTAGAGGCGCTGGACGGTGCGGATCTGGTCGGTCAGGCTGAGGTCGTTGGTCTGCGCTTGGCTGGCGACGTTCCAGAAGCCCTCAGTCGAGTCGCCTACGTCGGCCACTACGATCCGCTTCCACCGCTTCGGCCCTGCCAAGCGGTGCGCGATGTCATGCAGAGCTCGACGCACGAGCCGCACCGTGTCCTCGGTGCCGCCACCCGATCCGGCTTTCCCGACCTGGAAGTCCGCCAGGCAGACGATCGGGGTCTCCTCGCGGGACTCCGCGAGGGCCGATGCTGGCGGGATGTAGGGCTCAGCGAAGACGGGCTCGAGGTCGTCCCACGAGAGGCGCTTGGCCTCCGCCATCTCGATGGTGCCGGGCTTGTACTCGACCTTCTCGTAGGAACCGTCGGCCAGGCGAATCGTCTTGCCTCGCTTCGTGATCGACTCGATGGGGAGGTCCTCAAAGAACGCGTCCCGGCTGAGGTCCGGCTTTCCGTCCGACTTGCGCTTCAGGGCGCGTCGGTGGCGACGTACGGACGCCTCCGAGGTGCCGAATTCCTCGGCCAGGTCGATGTTGGTCTTGCGGTCCTTCTCCGGAAGAAGATCATTGGCAATGATTGCCTCGTCCAGTGGGTTCATATCGGCTCCTATCTGGGTCACTGGAGGGAATGCTGAGAAGAGTCTATATCCGCCCCCAGCCTTTTCCACAACACAGTTGACCATTCCGGTATTAATGTGCTGCGCATCACTAAATCAGTACCTTGTCAGGTGTTGCTCCCGCCTGACTGACAACCTACAGTTGAGGCATGAGCACTTACAGCAACTCCCACTTCGTCATCACCGGCAAGGCCTGCCGCGGCTGCAAGCATTGCGAGGGCGGCGCTCAGCTGGTCGCCTTCAACCTGATCCACTGGACCCTTGCCCTGTGCACCGGGTTCGTCTCGCTCCTGGCACCGATGTTCTTCAAGCGGTGCCTGTGCTGCGGACACAGCCTGTACCTGAACAAGCACTGACCTCATACATCCCCACCCAAGCCACTTAGGACCGGCCATGACTATCAACCAGCACTACTACACCATAGACTCTACTGACGACATCTCCCGAGCACTGTCCGAGGCTCGGCGGGAGGGGTACGAGCTAACCGACTCCAATGCCGTCTTCAGCATCTACGGGACGGCGGGAGACTCGATCCTCATAGATGACTCGCTAGCCGGCCTCCACGTAGTGGCCCTCGGACCCGCCCCTGTAGTGGTATCGGGCGCCGAGACACTTGTCCAGGTTGAGGGATCCGCGGTTGCCTACGCTACGGAGGGAAGCCGCGTTGACGCCTACGACTTCGCCACCGTCTACGCCTACGATCGGGCGATGGTGACCGTTGGCATGGAATCATCCGCGTATGTAGCCTCCGACGACGTGTGCGTCGACGCCTACGGGGACTCCAAGGTCTACCTGCCGGCGTACCCCAGTGCGGGAGCGTTCGCGGAGGTGGACTTACACTCTGACTACGCCACCTTGCAGGTGGCCGGGAAGAAGCCCTACCGACGGGTCGATGAGCCTGAGGCCGCCTGACCTAACCCTCACCTATATCCAGCCCAGACACCTATAGGAGACTCCAATGACATCCATCGCCACCAACCACATCGCCTTCCCCGACCGCTTCGACACGCTCGCTGAGCGTCGCACCACCGCTCAGGCCTGGAAGAACGCTCTGGCACCCTTCTTCAAGTACGTCAACATTGTCCCGATCGAGGTCGAGGGTGAAATGGTCGCCCAGGTGATTGCAGACAACGGCCACGAGCGTGTAATCACCCTCCGCCCGTCGACCGAGGTCCGAGGCCACTACGACCTGTGGGACATTGAGGTGTGGTTCAGATCTCTCGGCGTTGGCCGCCGTACGCAGGTCGGGAACCTCCGCGATCTGCTAACCTTCATCTCACGGGACATCTAAGGCAGACGTCCAGGGTCACACAGCAAGAACCCCCAACCGCTTTTTCACGGCTTTCGCGGTTGGGGGTTCTTGTGTACCCGCCCACTCCTCAAATCTTGTTAGTTGTGAGGTCTTGACCGGTGAACTGACAAGATATATCTTTGGGTTATCCACCCCGGTGCCTACGGGCACCCTACTGAAGGAGAACCCATGAGCATCATGGACCTGAGCAAGGTCGTGAGCCGCGCCAGGAAGGCCGCACAGGGCTCGGAGACGCCCTGCGGGCCTATCACTTGGGTGTGGGGCAGGGATGACCTGAAGGCCCTCGTGAAGGCCATTCACGAGTCCTCCGAGATCGTCATGGACCTGGAGACGACAGGCCTTGACGAGTACGCGGAGGCCGGTGGCGACGCCAACGGCGGGTACCCCGCCCGCATCGTCCTCGCGGCCCTCACCCTCCCCAACGCCGGGCGAACCGCAGCCGGCGCCTACAACTGGAGGAAGTTCGACGGTGAGCAGCCGATGACCTTCCTCGTGCCCCTCTCCCACCCGGCCAGCCCACTGCTCGGCTCGTGGCGGAAGGTCATGGCGATCATCGGACGCGAGATCAACCGCAGCGGCAAGCCGTTCGTCAACGCGAACATCAAGTTCGACGCTCGCTGGGTCTTCGCCCAGACCGGCGTTGACCTGTCCGACCGGATCGAGTGGGACACCACCGTCTCCTCGCAGCTGGTAGACACCGAGGCCCGCACCCGCCTGAAGATCCGCGCCGCGCGTGACTTCGGGATCGAGGAGTGGGATGACTTCGACCTCGGTACCCCAGGCGCTGCTGAGCGCGTCGACCTGATCCAGCTCGGCGAGTACGCGGCCCGCGACACCTACTACACCTGGAAGATCGAGCAGGAGCACCGCGACCAGATGTTCCTGACCGGTGAGGACGAGCCCTTCGACTCCGACGACATCCAGATGGCTCGCCTCGGCAAGGTAGCCGCCTACGTCGCCATGCCAACCGTGAAGACGCTCACGAAGGTCGAGCAGCGCGGTTTCCTACTGGATGTGGACTGGGTCCACGACAAGATCAAGGAGATGGACGCCCAGCGTCTGAAGGCCTGCCAGGACATCCTCGGCCTGTACGGCACCGAGCCCGCCCCGGCCCCCGCGAAGGACGGCGTCACCACGGCGGCCACCTCGAAGTGGTTCCAAGGCTTCGTGGCTCAGGCCATCGAGGCTGGCGACCTGCGTGTGACGGCCCGCACTGACTCCGGCAACGCTCAGTGGAACAAGGCGGTCCTCATCGCCCAGCAGCGTCAGGGCAGCCCCGCCGCCGACGCGCTGCTCCGCCACCGCGACGCGGTCAAGACCTTGGAGTTCCTCCGCTCGTGGCTGGAGCTGCGTGACCCTAGCAACGTGATCCACGCCACTTACAATGTGGGATTCGTGAAAACCGGGCGCCTGAGCTCGAGCAATCCAAACGTCCAGCAAATATCGGCCCGTCTCAAGCCGGCTTTCATCCCCCGTCCGGGGCACGTTCTACTCGACCTCGACTACAGCCAGGTCGAGCTGCGCGTGGCGGCCTTCATCTCCCGCTCGAAGCCGATGATCGAGGCGTTCCAGCGCGGTGATGATCTTCACAGGCTCCTCGCCGCGAAGATGGCAGGCAAGAAGCCCGAGGACGTCACATCCCTGGAGCGCAAGCGCGCCAAGGCGGGCAACTTCGGTCTTCTGTACGGCATGAGCCCGGGGGGCTTCCAGACCTACGCAGCCACCGCCTACGACGTCGCCATGACGCTGGACGAGGCTCAGGCCGTACACAGTGCGTTCTTCGAGATGTGGGACGGCATGCTCCAGTGGCACGAGAGCGCGAAGCGCCGGGCCTACGAGCGCGGCTATGTGACGTCCCCCATCGGACGCACGCAGTGGCTCTCTGATCTTTACTCGAAGAGCGGCTTCAAGGCCTCCCACGCCGAGCGCAACGCCCTGAACAGCCCCGTCCAAGGCTTCGGCTCGGACCTGATGCAGATGGCGGCAGCCTCGATCATGGGCACGCTGCCGGGCTACCCGCTCCCCAAGGTCGAGGGAGCTCACGTGGTCGCCACCGTCCACGACGAGGTTTGCATCGAGGCCCCGGAGGACCGCTGGCAGGAGATCCTCGTAGAGTGCAAGCGCCGCATGGAGGACGTCAACACCTTCCTGAAGCCGCTCGACTGCCAGATGGACGTCCCGATCGTGGCGGGCCCCTCGGCCGGGACCCGCTGGGGTGTTCACGACCTGCACGACGAGGATGACCCGCTCCCACAGGTCTGAGACTCCTCTCACACCTGCCCAACATAAGCATCAACCACAACCACCTACCTCACCCATAGGAGAATCCAATGAGAAACGCACTCCGTGACTACCAGTACAAGCTGTCCAGCCTGAACGGCGCCCCCGCGGCGCACGTGCGGGACCCGCGCAGCGAGATGGAGTACCTCGTCCAGATCACTGACGAGCGCGACGGTGGCGGCCGCTACCAGATCACCGCTCTCGTCTGCAAGCCTGACGAGGGGGTCCGCTTCCCCGACTCGGTCCCCCACCGCACCCTGTCGGAGATCGCCGCCGAGGTCCTCGGTCGCAAGGAGCCCGCCGCACGCGGCGGCAACCGCTACAAGGGCCCAGACCCCTCGGTCTTGCGGGACCTGATCGAGAAGGGCTGCACCCGCTCCGAGATCGCTCAGAAGCTCGACCGCAGTCCCTACACCGTCGACTCGTGGCTGAAGCGGGCACGTCGCATGGACCCGACCTTCCCGACCACGATCACGAAGACCGGCAAGCGCCGCGAGGCGAGCGCGAGGCAGAAGGAGGATCAGGCGAAGCTACGAGCCGAGCAGCATCGAGCCGCCCTGATCGAGGCCGAGCGGGTCCGCCGGAAGGCGGTCGAGGCGGCCCTGCACGGCGCCTGAGTCCCCCGCTGAGCCTCGCTCAGCACCTACCCACACACGAGGGCCCCTCTCCGGAGGGGCCCTCTCCGTGTCCCCGGCCACAGGTATACCCCCCGGGGGTACCCCTTTTCACGGTTAAATCCGTGAACCAGGGCACCAGAATGTAGTACGCCTGTACTAGAACATCTATTCTTGTTGAACCGTGCACTACCCACGGACATATGTTCGAAAGATGAGCGAGGGGGGACCTTCCCTTGCGCGAGTAGGGCAAAGTCGCCCTCCGCACCTATGCTCACATCCTGAGACAAGTTGTCTCGCAGAACGTGCTGTGATGGAGGCCACCCTTCCACTATACAACCGTATGAGAGATAAAACTGAGTTTCTGGTACAGGCGTACCAGAACAGTACTTTCCCTTGGAACGATGGGCGAAGGTCCGGATCGAGGGGCAAATCGATGGGGGACGCTGAACGAGGTTTCAAGGAAAGGTCCCCGCGTCCTGGGAGAACCCTGGTAAGTCAGAAACCTGACATGCTCTCTACTTATGTCATTATGTATGCTGCATACATCGGCAAATGTATGCAGCATACGTCGTGCAACGCACTCGGGCGTGTCGGACCCCTATTTTCTGGTACATGCGTACCACTTGGCCTGAGCACTGGGAAAGGTGGCCCCATTAGACCGAGGGTCGAGGAGAGAACGAGGGGCGCAGCCCAAAATATTGCGGCGCGCCTCACGGCCGCTACCCATTGCTATTGGACACGCGTTTGTGGTATTCGCGCGCCCACACACTCGCGCCCCCTCCGAAGGAGGGGGCGCTCGTGTGTGGGGAGATGTTTATATATAGAGCCGGTGCCGAGCCTGCGCCGGGGCTGGCGCCCCGTCTTGGCACCGCATCGCAGCTCGGGCAGGCTCGCGCCTCCGCTGGGGCTCCGGCGCTCGGTGCCCTCGGTGCGATGCGAGCTGGACAACCCGACTCGTCTCCGACGAGCGACGCGCTCACCGCTGCTCCTCGGCCCTGGGCAGGCTCGGGCTTCCGCCTAGGGGCTCCAGCCCTCGGTGCCCAGGACTGTCGGAGCGCGGCTACGCGTCGGAGAGGTTGAGGCTGACGGTGCGTTCAGCTCGGCTCGCTGCGCTCGCCTCGGTGCCCGCACGACGTCAGCCAAACCTCTCGCGTCGGGACTGCCGCCATCGCTGCGGTCCGTAGCGCCGACCCGCACGCCACCCGACCTCGGACACCTTCGGTCACGGGATGCCCCTCGGTCCGGGGAGCCGCGCCCGCTGCCCCGCCCGCCCGCCGCCTCCGTGCTCGGGAGGGGCCCGCCCCGCTCCAGATGCCTCTCAGAGGCCGTGTAAGCCCCGTAGACGGACTTTCAGGCCCCCGGCAGTACCGTGATGGGGGTCCGCCCCCAATAGGCCGTCAGAGAGGCTTACACGGCTTCTGACGGCGACGGCCACCTTCGGTCACGGGATTCCGCCGCCCACCCCTCGGTCCGGGGACGCGCTGCCCTGTGCGTCGGACCTATGGCCCGGGCCGCGTCCATAAGGGACACCCATAAGGTGGCGGACATCACCCGCGGAGGGGCCGAAAAAGGTAGACACCCCTCGACCGATGTGGCATGATTAAGCCAAGCCGCCCGGAGGGGCGAAACGGCTAGTAGCCCACGCAGCGGGCCCGACGGGGACCGGGGCGAAGGGAGTGCGACCCGGTACTAACCGAAAGGCGGCGAAGTTGCGGATGCGCAACACTCCCGATGCGCGCTTTATGTGGTCCGGGCGCGCAGGCATTTGGGTCACGGGCTCCGGCTCTCACCGACGGGTGGGGGCCGGAGCGGGTCCCAATCCTGCGAGTCCCCGCATGAGGCAATCGGCACATCAGACGATGGCGTAACTGATGGTCGTGCGTCGGAAGTCGAGCAGCTCAACCACCTCGAAAGCTCGTGAAGCTAGCTGGAGACGCACCTTGGGGGACCTGGTTCGTAATTGGGTCGGCCCTTGCAGGTCTTACGGCGACACCAACGGCTAGGAGCCCGGTTGAAGCACCTTCGAGAGTCATCAGACGGCAGGACAGCACGTCGGGCGGATAGGGGTGTGGAAGGGGTACTCCGTTAGGCAGGGAAGAGGCTCCAAGAATGCGGGATACGGCCCGCACCTACACCTTCGGTCTCGACCTCGGTCGGCCCCGTCGGAGCAGGTGAGGCCCGCTGAAAAGCCCAGGACGAGCATGAGGGGCACCTCGTGAGTCGCCCTCCAACGCCCCCCGATCCACCTCGAACCCTCGAGCCGGAGAGAGCGGCACAGAACAGCCCCACCTCGCGAACAGGGCTGAAGCAATAGCCTCGGGCAGGAGCCCGAACCCCACCTTCGTTCACAGAAGCACCCAGCGCGGAACGAGCGGCCGCAAGCCCCTCGGACCAGAGACCGGCCAGGCCGACCGATCATCGGCCTAGGAGAAGCCTGAGAGACGCTGCAGCGTCGCCCCTCGGACAGGCACTTGAAACGCTGCACGTGACCCAGTACTGTATGAGAGTCATACACGGTGGGAGAACGGATAACCGAATGCCTCGTCCAAAGAAGAGCCAGCTCCGTCCCTACGAGGACGACCGCCCTGACCTTGACCAGCCGTTCACCGCGGCGCAGGCTCCGACAACCATCGACTTCGGGCGTAAGCCCGGAGAGCCGATGATGGAGCGCAAAGTGGTGAAGTTCCGGATGCGAGCAGACACGCTCGACAGAGTCCGGAGGCGGGCCAAGGCTCAGGGTCTTCGGGCACATGTCGTGTTCGCACGGCTGCTCGAGGCCTACGGCAACCGGGAGGTTGACCTCCAACCTCACCCGTCGGGCATCAAGGTGGTCCCGCACAGGACGACCTTCGACAACCCCGACAACCCCTCGAACCGGTAGCACGCCGCCACCCGACGCCGCTACCGGGTCTGCCTAACCTGACCCGACTACACCAAGAGAACCATGAGCACATCACAGCAGCGCCGTGAGGCGGTCATCGAGGCCGCTGTCGACGCCTACCGCCGGGGCTTGACCCCGATCCCGATCCCGCGCCACTCGAAGGCGCCAAACATCACCGGCTGGACGGATATCCGCTGGCCGGACCCCGAGTACGATGCCGGGGAAGGCGAGGAGCTCCTCCGCGTCACCTTCGGTGAGCAGATCGACCAGGGCTCCTCGAACCTCGGAGTCATCCTCGGAGCCCCTTCGGGCAACCTGGTTGACGTTGATCTCGACCACCCGGCGGCGCAGCGCCTCAAGACGATGCTGCTGCCGCCCACGGCCGCCATCCACGGCCGCGAGGGGTCGCCCGCCTCGCACTATTGGTACCGCGTCACGGAGGACACGCTGCCGCCCACCCGCAGGATGAGGATCCCGGGAGTGGACGGCGGCACCGTCGTATCCGTGGAGATCCGGGGGACCGGCGCTCAGACCGTCATCCCACCCTCGATCCACCCCGACACTGGCGAGACCTACGAGTGGGAGGGCGAGCCTTGGGGAGGCGAGCAGGGGCCGACCGTCATCGACGGCAACGAGCTCCTCGCGCAGGTGACTCTCCTCGGTCTCTGCTCGGTCCTGCTGGAGGCCTGGCCCAAGAGGGGAGGCAGGCACGACGCCTACGTCGCCCTGGCAGGCGGTCTCCTCCGGTACGGGGAGTCGGCTACGGTCCACCCGTTCTGGGAGAAGAACGCCGGCCTCGTGATCCGCACCCTCGCGATCGCCACCCACGACGAGGAGGGGCCCGGCAAGCGGGAGGCGGAGGCCATCCGCTCCACCGCTCGCAGGCTTCGGGAGGGCGGTGAGGCCGTGGGCTTCACCCGCCTCGCCGAGTACATCGGTGAGGAGAGCGTCCAGATCGCGGAGCGCCTCGTGCGGGACGCTGAGGCCGCCGCCGGCTTCGAGCCGGACATCGCGGGCGATCGGCCCGAGTGGGCCAAGAAGTGGGACAAGATGACCATCGAGCTCACCCCGTCTGCCAAGTCCGAGTTCACATCCTCGGGGGAGCGCTCCCTCGGTCGTCTGGACGGTGCGGAGAGCGCGTCCGGACCCGCGGACGGCGGGGGCGGGGCGCAGGTCGAAGTGTCCTTCGACGGGGACGAGCTGGCAGCCGAGGAGAGCGACCCCCTCGAGGCCCGGGCCTCTACGTGGAGCCCTGTGGACCTGGAGCCTTACCTGACCGGTAAGGTCCAGATCCCGGACCCGGAGGTGTGCCGCCGCAACGACGGTCAGTGCCTCATGTACCGGGGCAGGGTCAACATGCTCTTCGGATCCTCGGAGTCGGCCAAGTCGTGGCTCGCCATGGCGATCTGCCTGCAGGAGATCGAGACCGGGGGCCGGGCCCTCTACCTCGACTTCGAGGATGAGCCTGTCCAAACCCTGAACCGTCTGCGCCTTCTCGGTGCGGCGGATGATGACCTTCGGGCCCAGTTCTCCTATATCCGCCCCGAGGGGCCTCTGGCCGACATGCAGCGCAACAAGTGGGGCAAGGAGAACCCCACGCGCAGCGGTGAGTTCGCGCAGGACCAGTTCGACCTGGCCCTCAAGACCCTCGACCCCGACATCATCGTGGCGGACGGTATGACCGCCCTGTATGGCCTGCATGGCCTGGACGCGAACGATGCCGTCTCGACTGACGTCATCACGTCGTGGCTAAAGCGACTGACCCGCAACGGCCGGTCCACTGTCATCATCATCGACCATCAGGCCAAGAGCGCCGAGAAGGGCTCGATGCCGATCGGCTCCCAGCACAAGGTCGCCATGGTGCAGGGCACGCTCCTGCAGGTGTGGCCGATCAAGCAGCCGATGCCCGGTGACGTTGGTGAGATGGAGCTGGTCGTCCTTAAGGACCGCCCTGGCCTCGTAAGGTCCCACTCGCAGAAGACCGGGGGCCGCGGCAAGGCTCAGGTGGCGGGTGTGGTCACCCTCGACTCCAGGGTTGAGGGGCGCTCGTCCCTCGTCATCACTCCGCCGCGCCGGACCCCGTCAGGCGGGGGAGGTGTCCTGACAGCTGACGGTGAGGATGTGAACGACGTGGAGGAGCGGGTCGAGATCGACCTGACTGAGATGACTGCAGCCATGGAGAAGATGGCCCGCAACCAGGACGATGAGGACGTCGTGATGTCCGTGTTCGGTGGGGAGCTCGGAAAGTCGGCCCGCCCCTCGGACATCTACCTCCTGATCGGCGACACGCTCAGCCGGGACCGGGCGCGCAACGCCTTGGAGAGGCTGGCCCAGCGGGGCTGGCTCCAGAAGATGGGGAGCCGGGGCTCCGTCACCTACACTCTCGTCGCAGTCGCTGACGAGTAGATGGACATAGGAAGGACCTACCAGTGAGAGACTACTCACAGCTGCCGCTTCTCACCCCGTGGGAGGCCTATGAGCGGGCTCAGGAGGACGGGACGCCGGAGTGCCCCGTCTTCGGGGTCGAGTACCGAGTCCGCAATGTTGAGGCGTGGAAGGCGATCGAGACGCTTCTGAGGCAGGATGACGTGAGGCGGATCATCGTCGCGTCCTTCGGCTTGAGGCGATTCGCCAACTCCCTCGATGTGATCAACATGTTGAGAGCTCGAGGCTGGAAGACTAAGCAGGTCGAGGCCCGAGTAACCCTCAACGGGGACCGTTACGATGTCCAGGCGCTGCAGGCAGTGCACGACGGGAAATGACCCCCTGAGGACGGATTCTCCCCAGTGACGTGAGTCACTGGGGAGATTTCTATTTTCTATTGCATACGCTCCCGGATCTGTCTAGGGTTAAGTCATCAGCCGGAAGGACCGGCAAGCCACGGAACGGAGCCGAAAATGGCGGGAACGCCGAAGAAACGTTATCGTCGCCACATGATGGCGCTGATGGCTGAGCAGTACGTGCCGGACGACCGGGGCCTCATGCGCGCCCTGCGCGAGCAGCAGCTCACCGGAGTCATGGAGGATCCATGGACCGGGGAGCGCTACTGCCCATCGTGCGAGCGCCCAGAGGACTTCTGCGCCTGTTGCGGCGAGAACGAAGATGACTACCTGTAAGGAAGACCTATGAGATACCGACTGTCAACAGCAACGGCCTACCACGCCAACCGAGCGCTCAGCCACGCGGTCTGGGCCATCACCGTCGCCGCGGGCGCCGTGATCGCCCAGGCTACCTTCGGCACCTCCGGAGCACTGGCCACCGTCACCTTCGCGTGGGCTGGGTACGAAGTCCTCAAGGCGGCCCTGAGCGCAGCCAGGGCCCGCAAGGCTGGACAGCTGGAGAAGCAGGTCCCGACCTTCTCGGTCTACGAGGGTCGCTTCGTGAGCGTCGGCCTTGAGGGCGGGGAGGGCTTCTGATGGCCGTCATCGCTATCACCGTCGCCTGCGTCATCGTCTCCTACCGAGCCCGGAGGGGGTGGAAGTGATGGGACGCAACGGCATCGTCAGCGCGGAGGAGATCCGCCTCAGGATCGCCGCCAGCGGCGGGGACGTCCAGGACAGCGACATCCAGCGCAAGCTCCCGATCCCCTTCGTGCCTACCCCCAGGACCGACCACGAGATGACCCGGGAGGAGCTCATCCAGGAGTACGAGCGCTACATCACCGCCGTCCTCGAGGTCCGCGGGAACCTGCAGGCCATCCCAGAGGAGAAGCGGGCCGACTACATCCGAAAGCGCGCCGAGCACGCGGCTGCCTCCCACTACGAGAACTGACCCCAGCAATACGCTCCACCTATCAAACCCATAAGGACTACCAATGAGCAACGAGAAGACCCACCCCTGGCCGTCGGCCGACGTCATCTACATCGACCGGGCAGACGTAACCGGCCTCGAGATCTTCGAGCCTGGCGTCTACCTGCTGGCCTACGACCCCACCAGCGGCTCCCGCGACTACTGCCGTGCAGGCGCTCAGCTCCTCCAGGAACCCAACCTCGGGGACAAGATCCTGGAGGGGATCGACGAGATTATCTCCTGGTACGAGGTTGACACGGAGACCCTGTACAACCTCTTCGAGATTGGGCGGGCCAATCCCGTAAAGGGAGGCGACCTCTCATGAGACGGGCTCCCTATCCCTACGAGACCGACGCTGAGCGTCTCCAGGCTCTTAGCAGCCGTGTCCGCCTTAAGCGCCTGGAGGACGTTATCTCCAGCGAAGGCTACGTACTACACAACTCGGTATGGTGGCGGGTCTCCGGGCCTAGCGGCCCTGCGGAGGTAGGCCTGGAGATCGCGGGCCCCGAGGACCCGCTGCACCCTAGGACGTCGACACTTCTCGGATCCCCGGACGATCTACTCGTCTCCGTCGATAGGGAGTCGGGACTTCAATTCCGGGAAGGCGTCCTGCTGGACGTACCGTGGCCAGACGGAGGCCTGATCTATGTAGCAGACGCGCGCTGCCGCGGGATCGGGGACGACCCTGCGGAGCGGGTGCACGGGATCTTCGCCCTTCGGTTTGATGCGGATGGGGACAGCTACTACGCTCCGGTCGACCCGGCGCTCCAGCCGGGTGTCTCAACCTCGTGGCTGCTTTACCCACCTCGTGACCTGATCTTGGACTGGAGTCCCGTAGACGTGGCCAACCTACTGGCGCGTACGGAGGCGGCCCATGCCTAAGTTCGAGTTCGGGGGCCCTCCCCGCTTCGCCCACCAGAAGGCAGGCCTGAAGAAGTTGATCGACTGCAAGGGTGTGGGGGCCCTCCTCATGGAGCCGGGGACCGGCAAGACAGCCGTCACCCTCGACTACTGCTCGCTCCTGGCCCTGGCCAGCGAGCGGGGAGAGGCCCGAGTCCTCGTGACCGGCCCCCTCGCGGCGGTTGACCAGTGGGCCCTCCAAGCTCCTAAGTGGGTCAGCCCTCAGGTCAACGTGTGGGCGGAGGCCCTCGGAGGCAGCGGCCCCCAGCGCGTCGAGGCCCTCCGCTCTCGCGGCGGGAAGCGGCCTACAAAGCTGACCGCCAACACGCGAGGGTCCGAGGCCCCGAGGGCAGCCCATACGAACAAGTCCTGGGCCATCGCCGCCCGCCGCGGCGGTGTGGAGATTCCTCTTGATGAGGCCAGAGAGCTGGGCCCGGACGTACTCGGTGACGGCAAGCCGCGCCTCGTGATCGAGGCCATCAACATCGACATGCTCGCCCAGCGGCGGGCGGTCGGGCGGCGGACCTTCGCCGACGTCCTGCTGGACGCCGTCAAGGATTTCGACCCGGACCTGGTCGTGATCGACGAAATGCACAAAATCAAGTCGATCTCCTCCAACTCATCCAGGCTGGCCGCTCGGATCGGGGCCAAGGTCAAGCGGCGCATCGGCCTGACCGGGACGGTCATCCCCCACTCGCCTCTCGATGTGTACGCCCAGTGGCGCTTCATCGACCCGTACGCCTTCGGACGCGTCCAGCCGGACGGGACCCGCAAGCGGGCCACGTTCCAGGCCTTCAAGGAGGACTACGCGGTCATGGGCGGCTATATGGGCCGAGAGGTGACCGGGTTCAAGAACCTGGATCGCCTCGAGGAGATCATGGGAGAGCGCGCAGCCGTCGCCATCAAGAGTGAGTGCCTGGACCTGCCTGAGGCGACCGACACCATCGTGCCAGTGAACCTGTCCTCGAAGGAGCTCAAGGCCTACGAGGAGATGCGCTCCCAGCTCCAGGTGACGTTCCGTGAGGAGGACGACACTCGCGAGTCGGGCGAGAAGGTTACTGGCGAGGCCACAGCGTTCAGCCGCCTGACACGCGCGATCCGCCTTCGGCAGATCACCGCCGGCTTCCTGCCTGACGACTCTGGCGAGATGCGAGAGATCGGCCGCTCCAAGGCCAAGACGATCGCCTCCATCGTCCACGACACGCTGCCGGACGAGAAGCGCGTCGTCATCTTCGGCTCGTTCCGGTCCGAGCTGGCCGCGATCTCGGAGGAGGTCTCCAGGCCCGGTACGACCGTTCTGACTATCACGGGGGACACTCCGCCGGAGGAACGGCTTGCGCTGAGGCAGCGCTTCGGGTCAGACTCTGACGAGCGCCTCGTCATTGTTGCCCAGATCCGGACCCTGTCGGTCGCCGTGAACGAGCTCGTGAGCGCTCAGCACGCGATCTTCGCGTCCCTGCCGTGGCAGCGGGACGACATCGTCCAGGCCCGTGACCGCCTGAACCGCCTAGGGCAGAAGGGCTCCACCACGTTCTGGTATGCCCTCGCGCCCGGCACGATCGACGAGGTCGTCTACCGGGCCTACCGGGACCGTACGGACCTGGAGAAGGACCTAATGAATCACATCTATAACGAAAGGTGATGGCTATGAGTACCCAGCCTCAGGACGTCATCGACGAGGAGAGGGCGACCTACTCCTCGCTCACCCTGCACCGCCGGTGCCCTCAGGCGTGGAAGTACCGGTACATCGACGGCCTGCGCCGTCAGCGCTCCGAGATCACGCCAGCACTCGACTTCGGGTCCTGGTTCCACGCCGTGCGGGCTGCTGACCGCCTCGCTAAGGGGCGAGTCGAGGGGACGCTGAAGTCGGCTCCGGAGGAGATTCACACCACAGACACCGGCCCTAGCTTCCCGCGAGAGGCCTCACCGTCGGACATCCTGAGGGCCTCCGTCGAATACTGGGAGCGCCTGGGAGAGGGTGCCCGAGAGGTGTGGCTCGATTGGCTAGGGCAGCCCCTCCCACAGCGACTGGAGCACACGTACCGAGAGTGGCGCGAGAGGTGGGCTGCGGACTCGGAGAACGAGGCCGTCCTGGCCATTGAGCAGCGGTGGGAGCGGCCTGTCCCCGGGACGAACGTCAAGCTGTGGGGCTACGCGGACGAGGTCTACCAGGACCGCAAGCGCGGCATCGTCGTGGTGCGGGACTGCAAGACATCCGGCACCCTCGGTCAGGTTACCAGCCTGGACGAGATGATGGACAGTCAGGTCCAGCTCTACGCGTGGGGACTCGGCCCCCTGTGTGACGAGTGGGGCGTGCCCAGGCCACGCGCCGTCGCCTTCGACCGCGTGAGGTCCAAGGCCCCCAAGACGCCCAAGCTCACGAAGGCGGGCAAGCTGTCAGCCTCAGTCAAGGACTACGACCTGACCACCTACCTGGAGTGGGTCGGTGACGGGGGCGTCCCTTTCGAGGGCATGAAGAAAGACGGAAGCGGTGCCGGGGTCTACATGCCCGACCCGGAGGAGATTGACCGCCTCGGTTCACCTCAGGTCGTCTCTCAGTGGTTCGCTCGCCACCTGACTCCGGTGAGCCCGTACCTGGTCCGCTCCCACCTTCAGGCCGCATCAGATACGTGCGGCGACATCTCACTCACCCGTAAGCGGGCCGCGAAGCGCGGGGAGGCTGCCCGCAACTTCGGGAAGGCTGCCTGCCAGTTCTGCGAGTTCGCGGACCTGTGCCGTGCCCAGATGGTCGGCGGGCCGTCCGGGGAGTACGTGGCCGAGGAGTACGGCCTCAGGTACCGAGACCCAGATCACAGCGGGAGGTGAGACTTGGGACTTGCAATGCATGCCGACATACGCATACAGTAAAGCCATCCGAACCCCAGCGGAAAGGAAATTCAGATGACAAGCTTCGCAGGCATCAACATCGTTGATGTCAACGAGGAAGCGGCAGATTATGGCCGCTGGCTGATCCTCGGGCCGACCGGTGGCGGAAAGTCAAGCCTCGCCTCGACCATCGCCACGATGGGCAAGACCCTGTTCATCGACTTGCCGGGTGAGAAGGGCACCCAGTCCTTCAAGAACGCCCCCTACGCCAAGAACATCGACGTGGTCCGGCCCGAGAGTGTGACCGAGCTCGACGACGTGTTCTGGACCCTGGACAAGGGTGGGCACGGGTACAAGGCAGTCGTCCTCGACTCGCTCACCGCCCTGCAGAAGATGACCATGCGCTTCCTGACAGGAGCCAGCGAGACCGCGGTCCGAGAGATCAAGCAGGGCACAGCCCCCGCCGATCAGCGTACTTGGGGTCAGGCCCTCGACGTCATGACCGACACCGCCGTCTTCTGGTACGGCCTCGCGGACGGCAACCGAAAGGAGCCGATGCACGTGGTCATGACCGCTCAGGTCAAGATGGTCGAGGACGAGATCAACGGCGGGGTCCGCCGCTCGCCAGACGTCCAGCGCGGCGCCCAGTCGATCATCCGCGCCACCCCCAACTACATCGTGTACGCCGAGACAGAGGAGGACCTCGACAACTCAGGAAACGACGAGGGGCCGACCACGAAGCACATCGTGAGATTTGGCACTGACCCCGAGTATGGCACCAAGGCCCGTATCCCGTATAACCTCAGGGGCAAGGTCCCCTCGGTCATGGGCCGAGACAAGCCTGTAACCCTTGAGAAGCTCTCCCGGTTCCTCGGAATCGGCGGAGTCCCACCCCGCCAGCCCGCCAAGCAGGCTGCCGCATCTAGTAACTGATCCATCATCCATCTACTGACCCAGCAACGATCTAGGAGATCACCATGGCTTTCACCTTCGACTTCACCAACTACCGCGAGACCGGCTCCGCCCGCGTCGACCCCGGCACCTACCACGCCCGCGTCAAGGACTTCCGGGAGACGGTATCCAAGGCCGATAACGTGATGTTCGAGGTCTACCTCGAAATCACCTCAGGCCCCTACGCAGGCAAGCAGATCATCGACCGCCTCCCCCAGACGGAGAGGGCCATGTTCCGCTCGGCGGCGTTCCTTCAGGCCCTCGGAGTCCAGATCGCCAAGAAGCGCATCGCCCTCAACCCGAAGAGCCTGATCGGTCGCCCGGTCGACATCCTCGTCGAGGACGGGGAGCCCTTCAACGGCCGCGTCAAGAGTGAGGTGCGCGAGTACCTCCGAGCCACCAAGCCCGCCGCCAAGGCCGAGCCCGCCGCGGACCTGCCGGACGAGGACGACGAGCCGGCGGCTCCCGCCGCCGAGCCTGCCGAGACCGCCTCGGAGGACACCTTCGACGTGGACGCCCTCGACATCGACGACCTCGACCTGTGACCGACTGACACGTGAATGAACGGCCGCCCGTCCTGAGAAGGGCGGGCGGCCTGTTGCAGAGGAAAGGAAAGACATGGCGAGCAACGAGAGTGGAGTGGTCGAGGCCATCCGCAAGCGCATCGCCGAGGTGTGGCCCTCGTCGGTCACCTGGAAGATGCACGGATCGATCTACATGGAGACCGGGATCCCAGACGTGCTGTGCTGCGTTGAGGGGCGCCTGATCTTCCTGGAGGTCAAGCACCGCAAGCCGAGCGAGAGCGAGGAGCACGCCTACGCCCGCACCTCGGTCGAGCAGGTTCGACAGATTCGCCGCATCCGTGCAGCCGGCGGCGCCGCCTGCACCGTACTCGATGCGGATGAGGCGGTCTGGGCGGTCCGTGAGGCCCTGACGGGCTCAACACTTGCAAGCATGTACCCGCGTACCGGTGAGGCCGGTGAGCTCTTGGAGGAGAAGGAGGGGGAGACCAATGGCGAAGGCTAGGCTTCTCGAGGATGACTACGACCTCGTCAAAGAGCTCCGTGAGGAGAAGATGAGCGCTGCCCAGTTGGCCAAGGCCCGTGAGGTCTGGTCGGCGGGGGACGCGATCCAGCAGCAGGACAACTCCCGAGTGTGGCGAGTCCGCTCATACGGTGACGGGGCCACGGGCCCCCGCGGGGCGGCTCGGCACGTCTTCGTCACCCTAAGGAACGATCGCGGGGCGCCGATCTTCCGATGCACCTGCAAGCACGGGGAGAAGCGCCGGGCTGCTACGTGCTGGCACGCTAAGGTCGTGGCCCGCATCTACCGGATCATGGCCGACCAGCGCGCCCGGAGGGAGGCCCTCGATGCTCTCAGCAAGTGACCGCTACGGCGCCTCAGAGGATCCCGAGGCCGGAGAGGCTTTCGACGCCATCACCGCCGCGGCCAAGATGCTGGACCTGAGCGAGGGGGTACTCACCATCACCGGGGCCTGCGCCAACGTCCGCAACGCGATGCGGGACGAGCAGGGCTGGGGCGAGGAGTTCGCTCAGGAGTTCAGCCAGGATCTGGCTAGGGCTCTCGTGACCGAGGCTCTCAGCCCTCGAAGGTCACTGGAGGATCTACTACTCGGGGGCGAGGCATGACTACCTCGAAGAGTCCGACCAAGCGGAAGCCTGCCCCACTCGACTACACCCGGAACATCTGGAATCAGCAGGAGGGCGAGAGCGACGCGGCCTACGCGTCGTTCAAGCAGTACCGGGACATGGAGAACCGCAAGGTCTCAGCGTGCCCTAACGGGCCGAACTACTCGCCGCGCTGGTCGTGGCGGGAACGGGTCGAGGCCTGGGACCGGCACCTGGCCGACAAGGAAGCGAACGAGCTCGTCCGCTACCGCATCGCGATGGGGAAACGTCACCGGGCCCTCGGCCGCAAGGCACTGGAGAAGGCAGAGATGTGGCTCGACTCCCTCGACGAGGGCCGTATCTCCCGGATGAGCGCTAACGGCATCGTACAGATGATGGACGTCGCGGCCCGCATCGAGCGGGAGGCTGCGGGGGCCGGGGCCGACTCCGCCAAGGTCCAGGTCGAGATCTCCTCGAATCTGGCAGACATGACAGCATCGGCCACCACGGCCCGCATCGAGCAGCTGGTGGCGGAAGTTGAGAGGAGGAAACGTGAGCAGGGTCTCATTGAGGTAGGCCCTGCGGAGGTTGAAGTCATCGAGAGTGAGGTCGTAGAGTAGACAACGTGAACGGGAGAGTACCCGCCGCCTTGGGATGAGGGCGGCGGGTACTCTTTGTCTATACCGATCAATGACCCCAGACGATAGGAGATACCTATGCCACGCGGTAAGCGGAAGCTTGAGCCGTGGGAGATGACTCCGGAGCAGCTCGAGGAGGAGCTGGCCGCCCTCGTCGAGCGCCAGAACTGGCTTGACAAGCAGCCGAAGTGCGACCGCCCCTCGTGCGACGGGAAGCCCCACCTAGGCGCGCCGTACCCGCACGACCCGACGTACCTGCAGGCCCGCAGCCCGCTGGAGAGCGCTCAGCAGCTCGATGCAGCCTACGCGGGCCGTCCCCACATCCAGTACCTCTCCGACCGTCTGACCGAGGCTGTGAGGGCCGTGGAACGCGGCGAGAACCGGTACATGACGATCTCCATGCCTCCCCGTATGGGTAAGTCCACGCTGACCTCGATCAACCTGCCGATCTGGCTGCTGCGTCAGCATCCGGACTGGAAGATCGGTCTGATCTCTCACTCTCCCCAGCTGGCCACGGCCTGGGGCCGTCAGGTCCGCCGCTTCGTCGAGGAGGACGGCGAGCGCTGGGGCATCAAGATCGCAGGCGACGCAGGCGCCGTGAGCGAGTGGCAGACGACCCGCGGCGGCGGCATTGTCTCCCGCTCGGCGCCCGGCCAGTCGATCACCGGTCTGGGCTTCAAGGTCATGCTCATGGACGACGTGGTCAAGGACTTCGCTGACGCGCACAGCGAGTCCAAGCGCGAGGCGATCTGGGACTGGTGGCAGGCCAACGCGGTCACGCGCCTGGAGCCGCCGTTCCTGTGCATCGCCATCGCCACGCGCTGGCACGAGGACGACTTCATCGGGCGGCTCCTGAACCCGGCCATGAACCCGGACGCTGACAAGTGGGAGAACGTCATCTTCCCGGCCCTGGCCGAGGAGAACGACCCTCTGGGCCGCGAGCCTGGGGATCCGCTCTACTCACCCCTCGTGAGCGAGACCCGCGAGGAAGCCTTGGAGCGTTGGGACGGCCTGAAGCGGTCCGTCGGGTCCTACATGTGGGAGGCGCTCTACCAGCAGCACCCGACGCCCGCGGACGGCTCCATCTTCAACCTCGGCTGGCTCCGCTTCTGGACGACTGACCCAGCCAAGGTCAAGGAGGGGGACCCCTCGGTCATCCTCCTGCCCGGGGAGCGCTTGGAGCGCGGGCAGTGGCTGGACTCGTGGGACCTCACGTTCAAGGGCTCCTCGACGTCCGACTATGCCGTTGGGCAGCGCTGGTGCCGGCAGGGCGCCGACCGCTTCCTCGTGGCTCAGCAGCGCGGGCAGTGGTCGTTTACTCAGACCTTGGAGAAGATGCTGCGTTGGTGCAACGCGGGCGACCTGGATGACAAGGCTAGCCCCGGCGGGTCCTTCGTCCACCAGCGCCTTGTGGAGGACGCTGCGAACGGTACGGCGGCGATCGACGTGCTGCGCAAGAAGGTCGCAGGCATCAAGCCGATCAAGCCCCGCTCCTCGAAGGAGGTCCGGGCTAGGGCCGTGACGCCGGAGATTGAGTCCGGCAACGTATACCTGCCTCACCCCTCGGACCCAGGCAACGGCTGGGTGAACGAGCTGATCTCCGAGATGCGGGCCTTCCCCTCGGGCAAGCACGACGACATGGTTGACGCGCTGTCTATGGGGCTCCTCGGACTGCGGGATGCGGGCGAGGCGTCCATCTTTGTGCCTCGGGGGACGATCAGACGCAGTGTGCAGTCTGGTCTCGCCTCTGTCGGGGGTATGGGCGGGATCACACTTACCGGGCGGAGATTCGGCCTCTGACGGCTTGCACCTACTATCGGGTGGACGTATGCTTACATACGTCCACCCGATACTGCGTTAGGAGCAGACATGAGAGCAGAGACGTACGAGGAGGCCGGCTACTGGGAGGCCCGGGCTGACTACCTCGAGCACGAGCTGAAGCGGGCTTTCGCCCGCATCGACGCTTTGGAGGAGACCGTCGAGTACCTGAACCTCGAGGCCCGCGCTGAAGCTAAGGCGCCTGCCGAGGGCTCAACCGAGGCGGCTATGCGCCGTGTGTGGGAGCGCTTCCTGTACGAGTGCCCGACCACGGTGCAGGTGATCTCCCTGCTGAACCCCTCCCGAGCCGTGGCTGGCATGGCGACTGAGGTTGCCCGAATGGCGGGCGCCACGCTTCGACGCCCAGCCGACAAGGTGAAGTCCCTTGCGACGGCGGCGGCCTACGCCGCGAGGTTCCTCCCTAAGGACGAGGACCCTCTAACACTTGCGCTGGCGGAGTACCGCCGAGCAGCTGAGAAGCATCCAGGCATGACCCTCGAGTGCGACGGCCACTCGGACGCCTCCCGCCTGTTCGCCCTGATGGAAGAGGTTGGCGAGGTTGCGGCCTGCCTGACCTACGACAACACCGACGCGACCGGCCACAACTCGGACCTGAAGGACGAGGCGGTTCAGGTCATCGGCCTGGCCCTCGCCTGGGCCACCCGCTACCTGGAGGACTAGGAGACTCTGATGGCATCACTGAATGACTTGGTAGACCTGCCTAAGCAGATCACCTCATGGGAGGAGGGCAAAGGATTCCGAGGGGCCTACGGGATCGAGGCGGAGCGCGCCCTCGTGAAGGACGTACGGACCCTGCTCTCTCTCAGCATCCAGCAGGCCAGCGCCCTGGAGGACAGTCAGGCCCGGGCGGAGGAGCTCATGAGCCGCCTTCCGACCTCCCAGACTGACGACCTGGAGCAGGAGGACACCTCCCACGAGACTCCCCTCGAGGCCGCCGCCCGCGCGGATCGGAAGGCCCGCCGCCAGGCGAAGCTGGCCCGGGCGGCCCTCCAGGACGAGGTGATGAACGCCTACTCGGCAGGTATCTCCAAAACCGTCCTGAGCGACGTGTCTGGCATGACCCGGCAGACGATCGACCGGCTCCTCGGAGTCTGGGAGCGCCGCAAGAGCTCACCCAGCGCGGAGGAGGAGGTCTGAGATGTTGGCGAGTGTCGAGGATGGCATCCCCCACCTCCGGGTCTGGCAGAGGGTCTGGAGGCACCCCAACGCCCGCATCCAGCCCCTAGGTGCGAAGACGGTGTATCAGGCCAGCAGCGCCCGAGTGTGGGTGGATGGGGCGATCGCCGCCCACCTTCAGCGCCTCGAGGGTCGGTGGGAGTTGAGCGCCCTCGGTAAAGACCCCTCCCCAAAGATCTACGGATCTACCGCCCTCGAGGCAGTCAGTAACTGGCTTTTATCAGATGTGGAGTCCCAATCATGAGCCCTCACGAAGTTGTCATCGTCGTCCTGGTAGTGGCCGCCATGGCCATCGCCCTACCCATCATCGCCTGCGAGGCCCGCCTTCGCCGCATGTACGGGGACGGCCGCCCCTCGCCCCGCGACGAGTGGGACGGTGAGGTCCGATGAGTGGAGCACACGCTGCGGACCTGATCGCCGACGCAGAGCAGGCTGCCGAGGGCGGCGCTACCTACACCCTCGACGAGGTCGAGGCCGTCCACGCGCCGGCTCACTACACGTGGCTCGGAACCGCCCTGGCAGCCCTCGGCCTGAGCGATGCCGCCAACATCGAGGCGTGGGACGTCCTGGATGCCGCCTTCCCCTCGAACCCTCACCTGTGGAACGCCGGAAAGTACCTGCTGAGGCAGGGCCGCAAGGGCGGAGAGGAGAAGCGCCTGGAGGACCTGCGCAAGGCCCGCCAGTACCTCGACCGAGCGATCGAGGCCCTGGAGAGGGGCTGACCGCCTACTGAAGTGACCTGGATCACCTAAATACACCCCCGCAGCGGCTTGCTGCGGGGGTGTATGCCTGCATACAGTGAAGCCATGAACGCAATCGCAACCGCCCAGCCGACCGAGACCACCGCCAACCAGCAGGGAGCTAAAGTGAGCCAGAACACAATCAACCAGACGGCAAGCAGCAAGGACGTCTACGAGGCCGCCCTGGCGATCGAGATGACCGACCAGAGGGCCTTCGACCTCGACCCCTGGACCGCGCCCCTGATCGAGGTGCGGGCCGCCAGCGCCTGGCTGAGCGGCCGCTCGCTTGCCCAGGACATCGACGAGATGTTCCGCCGGGTCAACCGCCGCGAGGAGCTCGACGGGGCCTACTGGGAGCGCGCCCTCCGAGGTGAGGACCCCATGTGACCGCCGTCACGGCCTGAGGGCCGACCGCCTACCTGAGGGGCCCCGTAGGGGCCCCTCAGGCGCGTTCCAGGCCTCTGGGGCGGTCCGGAGGGCCTCAGCAGGTCCCGGTATGCCCCTCAGAGGCCCTCAGAGGCCCGTAGACGGACGAAAAGGCCCCCGCCGCTACCGTGGGTAGGGTGGGGGCCTTTTAGGCGCTCAGAGAGGCTTACACGGCCTCAGGGCCAGTCACAGGGCGGGACCGCGGACGGCACCGTCGGTGACCGAAGGCGCGCGCAGTGCGTCGGCCTCCTCGAGTAGGTCGCGGCAGGCGCGCATCACGTCGGCCACGGGAACCTGCCCGTCGCCGATGACGGTGCGGCGCAGCTGCTCGAGCGGGGCGAGGGGGACGATGGCGGCTTCCTCCCAGTCGAGCACCCGGGACGGGCTACCCGGCTCCTGGTCGGCTGGGTGCAGGGTCCGCCCATCGGTCGAGGTGTAGACGCAGCTGTGAAGCGGCGATGGGGCCGAGGGGGCGGCTAGCGGGTCCTGCCGGCCCCGCACGGCCGGGACCTGATACCGGTTGACGACTCCGGGACGGCGCGGGTCGGGCTCCTCGATCACAGCGAGGACGGCGGGCACGGTCGGCCACATGACCTCCTCGGACACGATCCGGTAGGGCTGCCCGTCGCCAACCGGGTCCAGGATCCTCTCAGAGGCGCTGTAAGGGCCCTGGACGGGCTCAAGGGTGTACCGGACGTGTGATCGGGCGGGGAGCGGGTTCTGGGCCGTCTGCGAGGCTGTGGCGGCCTCTACGCGGCCGTAGGCGGTCTGGACGGTCTGGGAGGCGGTGCGGGGGTCGTCGGTGCTCATGGCTCAAGTGTCCCGACCACCTGACCCAGGTGCAAGAGGTGAGGGTCACGCTCAGGTAACAGTTGTCAAGTGTGACTGGCGCCATGTGGCCCCCTATATCTATATGCCTATCCCCCTCCCTACGGGAGGGGGATAGGCTAAATTTGAAGTGTATGCAGCATACATTTGGGGCTATTGCTGGGAAAAACGCGTATGCTGCATACATCCCGTGACCCTGAAGTGTATGACTGTATACGTGTGACGGGTGTCACTTGGATGACGTCATACATTGTGTCAGTTGGGGGAGGTTTAGGGGCGGACCTGACAAGAAGGTGGGGAAAGTCTACGGGGAGGTAAGTAAACGGGGTGAGGTGAGGGTGGGGTGGGGGTGAATCTGGGGAAGGTGGGGGTGGGAAGTAGATACGTACCCACTTCGGAGGGGCGGATCGAGGGGGAGAGGTCGGAATGCTCCATTCGATTCAAAGGGGGCGGGGAAGGTGCGGGGAGGTCAGGAGATGAGGTGAGGTGGGAAGTGGGCAGGTATGAGGTCATACGGGGAGGTGGGGTAAGTGGGAGGGGTGAGGTAAGTACTGGGATGGTGGGGAGATGGGGTAAGGATATGGGTGAGGTAAGTCGATGGGGTGGGGGTGAGGTAAGTAGGTGGGGTGAGGTGGGGTGGGGAGGTGAGGATGGGGTGAGGTAAGTTTGTGGGATGTGATTGGGGTCTCAATTGGGGAGGGGAGGGGAGGGCAGGGGAGGGTAAGTAGGCGGGGCCGGTTCGTCTCCGGTGCCGTCCCGTCTCCGAGACCTCGCCTGCGGGGCTCCGCCCCTCGGCTCGCTCTCACCTGCTCGCGAGGCGCATCTGAGTATCTGACTCGCTTCGCTCGTAGATCCTCATCTCCCCCACCCAGGCACCACCGCTTCGCTTGTGGCACCTGGAAGGCGAGTAGATGGTTGGGCTCCCTCCTTGCTTCCCTACGCTCTACCACTTCCAAGCAATTCCACAGCTCGGCCTTCCGCTAGGGCTCCAGGCCTCGGTGTGGAAAAGCGTGGAAGCGGTGCTGGCTGTGCAGGGCGGGAACCCTGAGGACCGTTGGCCAGGACTGGCGTCCTGGACGGTCCTAGGGGTTCGGGTGCCTGCTACGCCAGCAGACGCTTGGTCAGCTGCGTCGGTCGCCTCGAGGGCGGGAGACCTTGTAGACGATCAGGCCGGAGGCTGCGAGGAAGCCGATGAGGCCTAAGGCCCAGGCTGGCATCTGCTCGGCCCAGTAACCGCTGCTGGAGGTGGGCGTCGGTGAGGGGGCTGTGGAGGGGGCCTTGACCTGGTCGGATGTGTGGTTGACGGCGTCTGCTGCCTGGCGGGCCGCCTCGCGTCGGACCTCGAAGGGGTCCTTGCTGGCGTCGTAGGGGGCGGGCTTGCGGGACGCCTCGGGGATCTCGAGGGGCGTGTAGGGGGCGCTGGCGGCGGGGGTGTCGGTGCCGTCGGTGCCGTCGGAGTCAGGTGAGGTGGAGCTGTCGGAGGAAACGTCGTCGCTGGAGCCCTCAGGAGCGTCCTGAGCGTCCTGAGCGGTGTCAGATGTGGTGTCGGTAGGGGCGGCGGCTGAGGAGCCGCCTGAGGCGCTGTGGGCGCGGGAGGACTTGGCGGGGGTGGAGGACTTGGAGGACTTCCGGGCGGCGCGCTCCTCGCGTTTGCGCTGGGCCTCTGCCCTGCGCTCGGCGCCCCGCTGCTTGCGGGCCTCGGCGCGGTCGTGGGCGGCCTGCTTGTCCGCCTGGCGCGCGTCGTACTCCTCCTGGGTGAGGCGGCAGCCTTTGCAGCGGCGCTGGGTGGAGGGGACGGAGCTGTCGGGCGGGGTGGGGGTCGCGTCGTCGGTGGTGGCGGTGTCGGTGGGGCCAGCGATCTGCCCCTCGGTGCCACAGGTGCCGCCTGCTGCCTCACCTGCTGGGCAGGCTTCGGAGGCTGTCGGCAATGGGGCCGCCTGGGCGTCGTACGCGGGGCCGTAGACCGTCCAGAGGGCGATGAGGAGGAGCAGGCCGAGGAAGGTGGCGGTGGCTGTCATGGCGGTGCGGATGGGGTGGCGGGGGTCGGGGCTCATGGTGTGGTCCTTGCTGGGGGTTGTGGGGTAGGTCTGTGGGGCGGTCGTCTGGGTGGTGGGGGAGGCGGTCGTTGAGGTCATGGCTCTAATGTATGCATGCATACAGGTGGGGTCAAGTGTTCTGGGTCACGGGGTGGGCGGCGGGGTGGTGTGCTATCGCGCGGGAGGACCGTGCCGGGGTGGCGGTGAGGTCACGCCTGGGAGCGGTGGTAGGGGCTGTGGGCGGCCGCGCCCCAGTGGTTGGACCAAGCCGGGGGGACCTCGTTCGGGGCTACTGGGTGGGAGCCGGGGTGCGCGGTGTCCGGCGCCTGGAGGGTGCTGCGGTCCCGGGTGATGGGCATGCCCGATCGGCATGAGGGGCGGGCCAGGAGGTTGCCGCTGGAGGAGGTTTGCCGGCACCCGTCGTGGTGGGCGGCGGCCTTGTCGGCCTTGGAGATGCGGGGGTTGTTGGGGGTGGGGGTGGTGAAGACTGTCAACTCTGGAAACTGC